ACGACGTTGAACTGTTCGCAGAGGACGTGATTGCGGACCCGGTGGCCGAGCCGGTTACAATGGGCGTTGTGGAGGAGTATGAGATTCCATCCGAGTCGGAGAGCGATGATGATGAGTCCGACGAAGAAGATGTGTTTGACATTGAGTCATGCGGATGCTCTGAGACCACTGAGGACGAGGAGTCGATTTCAAGTGCGGAAACCGAGGATTATGTGTGGGCAACCTTTTCGGGGGTGCCGGTTGTGACGACGGTGATGGAGAAGTGCACGGGGACGTTTTATGACCTTCTCAAGACGAGCAGCGATCCGACCCACCATACGGCGTGGGTTGCCCAGGTTGTCTTTGCACTTGCCTACGCCCAGCGGACGTTTGGATTTGTTCACAACGACCTCCACGGAAACAACGTCATGTACATACCGACAACCGAAGAGTTCTTGGCGTACAAGCACCACGGAGTTACATACCGCGTGCCTACCTTCGGCGTGCTCATCAAGATCATCGACTTTGACCGTGCGACCTTCTCCGTGCGTGTCACCGGAATGAAGGACAGTCGGTTCTTTATGAGCTCGCAGTTCAAGGCGGATGAGGAAGCGGCGGGGCAGTACAATACGGAGCCGTTCTACACCAACACGCATCCGCGTATTCCGCTGAACCCGTCGTTTGACCTGGCTCGGTTTGCATCAAGTGTGTTCTGGGATATGTTTCCGAATGGACCGAAGCAGGAGACGCTCCATCCACTGTTTGAGATGTTCAAACACTGGACGACGCTTCCGGACGGCTCGTCTGTCATCTTTCGTGCCAAGGGAGACAATCACGACCGATACCATGGCTTCGATTTGTATAAGGCAATTGCGAGGAACTTGAAGGAGTCTGGTGTTCCGCGAAAGGAGCTACTGAAGTTCGGTCAATACGCAGGAAGCGTATCGCCGGGAACGAGTGTGCTTGTCATCGCAGAGTAGCTTACTTCATGCCGAACGTCTTGAACACAAGGGTGTGCGTGAGGGCCCACACAACGCCAAAGACAACCGCGTGCGTCAGGGCGACGGTCGTGCGGGAGCCACCCGGCGGCAGGGACAGAAGAACACCCGGGGTCAGAACAAAGAACAGCACGGCGGCGTAGATAGAGATGTACATTTTGTTTACTTCGTTAGAAAGTTTCTAGAAGGACGGCTTGCCTGTGAACATGTCCTGCACGGCAGACACCATGGGTTCAGCGGCATCGGCACCTCCGAGTGCATACACGATTCCGCCAGTGAGAACGCCGGCCGCACCCCCCACCTTGGCCGCGTCTGTCATCTCAATCGGCAGGTCCTTGCCCCGGCGATCCATTGCATAGAGAACAATCGCAACCACCACCACCGCACCCACGATCATACCATACGTGTACAGCTCAGACGTCATTTGTTTCGCACACTACTTTTTTCTATTCACAAATTGAGCGAGACTGTTTCCTTCGGCTCGAGCTTCACGGAGTCATTGTCGTCGTCTGTCTCGAATTCCGAATCGTCGAGTTCCACCGTCTCGCCGAGAGCAATTGCGGGGGGTCCATCCGACTCGTCATCGTCCTCCTCATCGAACTGGACGGCCTTCGGCGGCTCCTCCACAAGGGCCGGTGCCGGGGTCGGAGCCGAGACCGGGGCGGGAGCCTCAGCCGGAGCCGCCTCCACCGACGACTGACTCTGAAAATATGCACGACTGATATCCTTCCACGGAATGAAGCTGTCAATGACCTCGTTCATTGCATCTCCAATCATTGTCTCGATATCACGACGGTTGCGAGCCTGCTGCTCGGACGTCACGCCAAGCGTCTTGAACAGGTAAGCAGACGACCACGCAAGACGGGCCGCCTGGTTGTAGAGGCGGTGGACAAACGTCTTGACCGACGGACGGGTAAAGTCAATGTCCACATGTGCCTTCTCAGCCTGCTGAAGCGTAGCGAAGGCACGGATGTAACTGACAAACACGCCAAGCAGAAGATCCTCGAGATACTCGCACTTGGAGGCGAGGGCAATACGGTCAACCTCCTTCTGGAGCGTCTCCGGGCTCCACTTGGGAATCTGCGTTAACAGGTTCTGAAAGGTCTTGAGAATCTGGTCGGGCTGTCCGTTGCGTTCGCACGCACTCTTGGCGGAATCGTAGATGCTCCACAGACCATCAGCAACGTGCGGGACAAGCACACGCGTTAAGTTCTCGCGAAGAGAGGACTTGACAAACTCAGTGCTCATTTGTTTACACACGAGTCAATGAGTTTCACTAAACCGACGCAGATGCCGACGTTCGTGCTCATCCTCATGATTCGCAACGAGGAGAAGATTCTGAAACGCTGTCTAGAATCCGTGGCCGACCTTGTCTCTGCATTTTGTATCTGCGACACGGGGTCTACGGATGAATCCTGTGCAATTGCCACCGAGTTCCTCAAGACGCACGATGGGTGTCTCACGCACGAGCCGTGGAAGGACTTTGGATACAACCGCACAGTGAGCTTTCGGAACGCACAGACCTACCTGAAGAAGACCGGATGGGACCTGACGGATACATTCGGTTTGTTGCTTGACGCGGACATGGTGTTCGTTCGCGGAAACCTGAAGGCCCACCCGCTGGAACGGACGGGCTATACGGTGATTCAGAAGGCCGGCACGCTCGAATATCCGAATGCTCGTATTGTTCACATGGAGCATCCGTGGACGTGCCGCGGAGTGACCCATGAGTATTGGGATGGACCGACAAAGAGTCTTCCGCTCTCCGTGTGTTATATCGACGACCGCAACGACGGTGGATGCAAGGCGGATAAATTTGAACGAGATGTTCGTCTTTTGGAGCAGGGCCTGATTGACGAACCGGAGAATGGACGCTACATGTTCTACCTGGCCCAGACCTACAATGGCGTCGGAAAGCTGAAGGAGTGCATTGCCATGTACAAGAAGCGGATTGCCATTGGCGGATGGGAGGAGGAGTTGTGGTATAGTCATTATATGATCGGCAAGTCGTGGTTGGCCTTGAAGAACATTCCGAAGTTCGAGCAGTGGATGCTCAAGGCTCACGAACGTCGGCCATCTCGTGCGGAGCCCATGTATCAGCTAGCCAAGTACTTCCGTGAGAACTCGCAGCATCACAAGGCGTATCACTATACCCAGGTCGGTCTCGGGATTCCCATGACAACGGACGCATTGTTCGTGGAGACCGATGTGTACACTGGGCTGTTTGAATACGAGGCCACGATCCTCTTTTATTACATTGGTCAGTGCCGCCGGGGCCTCGACGAGTCGGTTCGCTATCTACTCAAAAACCGCCCGCACCAGGAGAATGTGTACACAAATATGCCCTTCTACATTGAGCCACTGACATTCGCATCCAAGGCCCACCCGATTGACCGCGATCTCTTTGGCGAGGACTACCATCCCACGTCTGTCTCCCTCTTCATGCGGGGCGGAAAGGTGTACCACAATGTCCGCTTTGTGAATTACTCCATCAACCCACAGACGGGGTCGTATCTCATGAAGGAGGACGGTGTGGTTCGCGAGAACTCGACGGTGCGGACACAGAATGCCTTCTACAATCCCGAGACAGGTGAGGTGACCAAGATGCGTGACGACTCGGTCACACTGGCTCGCAAGCCGGGTGCACATATCGTGGGGTTGGAGGATGTCCGCGTGTACACCAACGGAGCCGGCGAGACCTGCTGCACTGCGACCACGTGGGAATATACCGATAAGATTCGCATCTTCCAGTCCAAGTACGACCCTATTCAGGGTCTGTATTCGGAGTGTCGTATTCTGGATTCGCCAGGCAACCAGGAGTGTGAGAAGAATTGGATTGCCATCAACAACACGGACCATATCATTTATGGATGGAGTCCTCTTCGCGTGGGCACGATTCACGGCACCGAGTTGGCCATTCACACGCAGCACGAGACGCCGTGGTATTTCAAGCACTTCCGCGGATCGGCCGTGACATTCCAGCCACCCCAGTATCCCGGCGAGACGTGGGCGTTGGTCCACACGGTTGAGTACTGCCAGCCTCGCAAATATTTCCACCTCTTCGTGCGGCTCGGCGAGCACTACAAGGTAAAAAGTATCAGTCGCCCCTTCGTCTTCCGTGCCAAGACGATTGAGTACTGCATTGGGTGTATGCCCGATCCCGCCTTCACCACGCTGACGTGTGTCTTTTCCACCATGGACGACAATCCGCGTATGATTGACATTCCGGTGGCCAGCCTGGAATGGATTCAGGTGTAGAGCTGACGCCACGACTCGTTTGTCACGGCGGCCGTGTCCTTCAAGATGTGGCGTGCCGTGTCCACGTCCAGCGTGCAGGGCAGCGTGATCTTCTTGTAGAACACATAGTCCTTCGCAGTCTTCTCATCGGCAATCCGCAGCAGGTTGATGCGAGTCACCAGCGACTCGACAGACCGAATCAGCGTGCGAACACCCTCCTCCTCCTTGCTGAACTCCTCAATCAAGTACTTCACCGCATCCTCTGTCAGGGTCAGCTGGCCCGTCAGCTGAACGCGGTCCAGGATCTGCGGCCACACATACTTGGTGAGAATGTTCTTCTTGTCCTCTGCATTGTAACCCGAGCAATTGATGACCTGCATGCGGTCACGCAGAATCGGGTGGACCTTCGACTCGTCGTTGAAGCTGAACACGAACAGACACTGGCTGAGGTCAAAGTCCACGCCGGCGAAGTAGCGGTCATGGAACTGCGTGTTCTGCGACCGATCCGTCAGGTGAATCAGCATGGACACGATCTCATCGCCGTGCGATGTGGTCGAAATCTTGTCCAGCTCGTCGAAATACAGAACCGGGTTCATGCACCGAGCTGTCATGAGGGAGTCGGCGATACGACCGCACATCGACCCCTCATACGTGAAGGAGTGGCCGACAAAGTTGGCGGAGTCGGAGGCACCACCCAGCGAGAAGAACTCAAACGGACGCTGAAGCACCTTGGCCACGCCGTTCTTGGCGATGCTCGTCTTGCCCACACCCGGAGGTCCCTTGAGAGCAATGACATTGCCCAGAGACCCCGGACTGGAAATCCACTGGGCGAGCGTCTGCATAATCTGCGTCTTGGCCGTAGCCATTCCGTAGACAGCCTTGTCCAGCATGTCACGCGTGTTCGCCAGATACTTGGCACACGGCTCAGGACCGTCGGACAGCTTGACCGGGAGCGTGACCATCTTTCCGAACGGAATGCGAAGGAACGACTCGACCCACGTCCGAAGCTTGTATCCCTCCGAGCTGTCCATCTCATTCAGGATGTCGACCTTCTTGATGACAGCCGCCTTCAGGGAGTCAGGAATCGGCAGCTCGAGGACACGGAACTTGAAGGGAACATCGCCCTCCTCGATCAGCGACGACAGACGCTTCATCTGCTCATTGAGGCGACGACGCTTGGACTTGGGCAGGTCCACAAAGTAGTCCTCCTCGTCATCGTTCAGCTCGATAGCCGGTGCGTCCTCGCGGACCTTGTGACCACCACCCCCAGTATACTTCTTCTTGAGATGGCTGATGAACTCATCCTCCTCGGACTCGGACTCCGACTCGGACTCGGACTCTCCAATTTGAAGCTGTGCCTTACCACTGGCAACAGTGTGGATATGCAGCTGAACGCGGACCTTGGACCCCTTGGGAAGCTTGATGACGGGAGCCTCGTCTTCGGACTCCTCCTCCTCGGACTCAGACTCGGTCTCGGACTGGTCTTCGGACTCCTCCTGCTCATAGTCCTCATCCTCAGACGAATCTGACTCTGACTCGGACTTTAAGGTCTCATCCTTGACCCACGTCGTATTTGCAGCACGCTTACGAAGATTGTAACGACTGGGCATCTTGCTGCCTCCCAAGAAAAAACAAAAGGCATCCGTTTTTTGACAGAGTATACTAATGAGCGAGCTTGCGAGCATCACCGATATCGCAGAGAAGCAGGCCAAAATGCTCGCAGCACGCGACGCAGAGGCACCGGCAATCAAGTTAAGCACCACAATCGTCGAAGCGTTCTTGAAGTCTCACCGTGCTCTTTGTTACGGCGGCACGGCCATCAACAACCTGCTTCCGAAGGAGGACCAATTCTACGGCCCAACCGAGACGCCGGATTATGACTTCTTCACCGAGACTCCGCAGGAGCACGGCATGCTGATCTCCGACCAGCTTGCGGCCAAGGGAATCGAGAGTATCGAGATGAAGCCCGGCGTTCACCTTGGAACCTACAAGGTGTTCGCGGACTACCACGGTGTGGCTGACCTGACGTTCATCGCACCCAAGTTGTTCGACCATCTGTGGAAGGAGAAAATCACGCGGCACGGAATTCACTATGTCCACCCCAATTTCCTTCGGATGTCCATGTATCTGGAACTCTCACGCCCCGAGGGTGACATCTCTCGATGGGAAAAAGTGTACACTCGACTGATGCTTCTGAACAAGCACTATCCCATCCTGTGCACGGATGAACCCAAGGAACCCGACCAGCTGTCCGTGGAGCAAAAGAAGGATGTGATTAGCATGCTGAAAAAGCATCCGATTGTGTTGCTTGGCTTCTCTGCGGTGTCTCGCCACGAGAAGAAGGCTGTGTGGTATACACCTGTTTCGCTTTTGGCAGAGAAGGAGGAGATCGAAAAGCACACGAAAGGACACAAGACGGTTGTCCACGAGGAAACGGACATTCTTCCGAAGCGAACAGATGTTCTGGACAAGAACGGTGCGGTGATGTACCAGTTCTATGAAACTCAGGCGTGCCATAGCTACCACACAACAGGAGATGGTCTTCGCATTGCGAGTATTCCCACTACGCTGACCTTCTTTCTGGCCCTGGCATACTCGGGTGCCCCGAAGGACGAGATAACTCGGCTGATCTGCGTGGCCCAGCGTCTGGTTGAGTTGGCGGCTGATAAACCGAAGCGAAGGTTCGCTCTCTTGACCCCAGCAGAGTGCTTGGGTAAACAGAAGGAGTTGCTTGATATGCGTCGTGAACGCGTGGAGCTGTTTGCCAAGGTGGGAAAGAACAAGGAGTCGGCTGATTTTCTGCAGTATTTCTTCACATACAATCCGAAGAACGACAAGACGAAACGGTCAAAGATATCCGCACTTCTCAAAAAGACCCGTAAGGCACGCCTCAAGGAGTAGCCGGGATTGTCCTCGGAACAGTGACCGTGGCCCCTGATCCATTGACAACTGTGCCCGTTGTCATGGCGAAGGGCTGTCCAGCAACTGCGGCACACTCGCGGAATCCCTGCTGCACCTGGAAAAGGAAGCTATAGCTATTCTGAATTCCCTGCGAACGATACGCATTCACACCCGAGTATCCCGACCCCGCAGGAATATTCGTGATGTACGCGAGTCGAACCTTTGTCTGTGCAAGCACATCAGACGCATCACGAAGACGCATGCCTTGAAGTCCGTTAAGTACGGTGCCGCTTTGTCCTCCGGAGCTCATTTACTACCCACTTATATTTTATCGCCCCGTATACCAGGTCACATCAAAATACTGTCCGGAGTCAGGACTGCGAACAAGCGAGGCCGGGGGAGACGCACGCGCACGTGTCATAACTTCAGACGCCGAGAGTGCACGAGAATAATAGGTCAATCCGCCGACTTGCCCGTCAAATCCATTCGATCCTCCGATGGTCACGGGGGCATCTTCCTGCTTCGGAAGCTGTGTGAGCGTATGGTGACGACGCAGGAGACCATTGATGTACACGTCTACGGTGTACTGCGTAACCACAATGGCAATATGAATCCACTTCTGGGACGGAATGTTGTCAATCAGAACCGTCTCAGTCGCACCGTATGTCGCCACCTTGACAAGAATCGACCCTGATTGACTCGCCAGATACAGTCCGGGGCAGTCGGCCCGGTTGAAGACTGTTCGCTCTGTGCCGTTCTTGTACGTAAAGTCATTCACTTCAAACCATCCTTCAAAGCTGAAGGTCGCACCCTCGGGCTGGTTGTTTGAACGCGGAAGAGTTGCATTCGACGTATACACAACCTTTCCGCTTTGCGTTCCACCTTGTAGTGCCACGGATGTCGGGTCGGTCGACGTGGAGGCATTCCACGCAGCTACCCCCAAGATAGCAAGTCCAAGTCCGATTGCAACCTCCATTGTTCCTTACTTAGAAACAAACCCTCTCGAAGTGAGACGCAGACCTCCTGCCTTCACCTTGGCTGGCATCAGAAGAATCTTGACCCATTCCTCGTATGTATGCGTCTTCTGATACTCAATTGTCTGTGGAGGCACTGGACGCCCCCCGATGTTGTAGATGTAGTGAATACGACTCGGGTCTGACTGCGTTTCCTTCCGGAGGAGCCCGGTCTTGGCAAGATCGATCGTCCATTTCAGGTCCTCACCTCGTGTGGCGTCTTCGAACTGAACAAGCTTCGCAATGTCTGCGAGCATCGGGTTGAGATGATTGGGTGGACGCATAAACACGCCGTCTACGTACAGTTTCCCGGTGAGGGGGTTCTCAATGCTGTGGGTGAAGGTGTGCTCCTCCATCCGCCCTCGAATCCGCATCACATCCTTCTGCTCCGTAAAGCACGCCAAGAAATCCTCGAAATACGCATCCGTGACCAAATCGTCATCGTCGATAAATGTCGTGTACTTGCCCTTGGCGTTTGCCAAGAGGTTGCGGCGTTTCATACCCACACTCATTTCGCGGTTGTCCAGTGCTTCATTGATGTCAAGACGCAGGCCTGGGCAGATGCGAGCAAATTGTTCGCGGAGAGTCGCCTTCAACGCTTCGCACTGAGCACGTCGTTCAACCAAAGTTGGAATCAAGATCGACAGGTCAAACTCATACGCCTTTCGCGAGATGTAGGTTCGAAGGTCCTCTTCGAGATACCGGTTGTTCCGGAGATAGAGCGAATCAAAGGCAACCTTGTGGCCAAGCATCGGGTGTCGGTGACGAATGATACACGTGGGATTGTAGATTGTCTTTGAGCTTAGGGTGGTCTTGCACAAATCCGTAAGCTCCGTATCGCAATAGAAGCTCTTGTACTCGGGTGCATAGATTGAACCGAGACGTTCATACATGGTGCGTCCATAGATCGATAACGTGTTCAGCCGAGTCCCTTGGAATCCATCATTGAACCAAAGAATGCAATCGCGGTCAGGAGTCATGCTGCGTCGAATATGCTCATCGTATCCGCGAACCTCGGGAATCATGTCGTCCGAGACCAACACAATGATATCCCAAGGATAGTCTACCTTTCCAACATCCGCATTGCACGCCTCAATCTTCGTCGTGCTTCCGCCGTAATAGAGTGCGTTCCATGCGAACCGTCTGATGACACTGAACAGCTGTTGTTGAATGTCATGTCCGGTCATGGTGGCATCGTCTACATCGCATGAGACGACGACACCAATTAGGTCTGGCCGAGCGGCCATGCCAAGATACTGGTTTAGCGTTTTTATCAGCTGATCGGGTCGCGATCGGCTAGGGCATTTCAGAAGAATTCGCGACATTACTATTTGGTAGAAGAGAACCAACCCGATACATCCGAACTCGAACCGCCCACGATGTCCTTACCGGCACTGTCCTTGACGCCAAAGACAAAGGTATATCCGAACAGCGAGAGGTTGCTCAGTTCAGAAGCCGCAGACGGCGTCGAACTGGAGCATGCGGTGCCTGCACCAAAGAACGCACCTGCATCCGAGGAGTCAATCTTCGTCGACGAGCTGTGGACGGTGCACACCGAGCCACCGAACCCGCCACCGCCACCAATGATGAGCTTGCCGGATGCGGGCATCGGGACACCGTCAAGCACCGCAGACTTCTGAAGCCGGCCATTGATGTAGATGTCGACGTTGCGGCCATGCACCGTGATTGACACTGCGAACCACGATTGCAACGGCACGTTTTCAACGGTCACGACCTGCATCGTTCCGCTTCCCACGTTCACAGTGTTCACGTTCGTTCCGGATGGATACAGACTGATCGCGACTTGAAGGGAATTGTCGGTCGGGTGAAGCGTGACAGCCGGAACGCTCGTGCCCGGATTGGTTGAGCTGGTCTGTGAAATGACCGGCTTGGGTTGTCCGAACTTGTATCCCCAATCCTTGATGTACATCCAAAATTGAAGGCTTGTGTTTGAACCCGACACAATCGATGGAATGGTTGACCCGACCTTTGCGTCAACCGCCGTGGGAGCTTGGTCGGAGGCCACTGCGACTCCGCCCGCGGGTCCTACATACTTGCTCGCCGTAACAACAAGTGCAAAGACGACGCCAATCGCGAAGACTGCACCTAAAATTCCCATATAATTGATTGGCTTGGGTCCGGAGGGTGCCAGTTGAAGGGCCAGCCCGGGCGGCTTTGATGCGGACGATCCCATCTTTATGCTTTACAAGGGAAAGGTATTCAAGATAACAATGGAAAAACGAACACTGCCTATACAACGAACACCGGTGCCAATGTTCTGTAATAATTGTGGAGAGAGAGGTCATGTCTTTAAGCACTGTCTGCAACCTGTGCTGTCATGCGGTATCATCTTGGTGAATCGGGCATCCATACCGGTGGACCCAACCACTGTGCAGGTCTTGATGATACGAAGGAAGGACAGTATGAGTTTCGCGGAGTTTATGCGGGGAAAGTATGACCCGTCGGACGAGGCCTACGTGGGTCGACTCTTCACCAACATGACTCTGCAAGAGCAGACAGCAGTCGTGTGCGAGCCGTTTGACGTGTTGTGGAATCAGCTCTGGGGAGATGACCACTCGTCACCGGAGTACATGTTCTCGAAGGACCGGTTTGCTCGCGTAGACCGTGAAGGGGCAATGCGAAACAACATGTCAGTGTTCAAGGAGCCAGAGTGGGGGTTTCCGAAGGGTCGGCGAGTCCGCACGGAGACAGATGTAGAGTGTGCGATTCGTGAGTTCAATGAGGAGACCAATGTTCCGCGTGACGCATACACGCTGTTGAAGGACATTGTCTTGGAGGAGACGTTCATGGGTCTGAATGGGATTCAGTATCGCCACATCTACTTTGTTGGGCTGCTGACAGCCCCAGACCGTGTGAATGTGGGTCAGAAGATGACACACATGCAGCGACGTGAAATTTCGGGAATTGGGTGGAAGACGTTCGACGAGTGTCGTGGATATGTTCGCCCTCACCACGTGGAGCGAATGGCCATGTTGGATGTGTTGGAGAATATCGTCAAGACGTATGAGAGCACGCTGTGATTCCGAGCATTGTCAACGCCGCAGTCTGTGTTCCGAAGGCATAGTGGAAGAGTTCGCCAATCAGCAACCAAATCGCAAAGTGAATCCACACGTTCCCTCCGAGGAAGCGTGCAGACGGAATGGCAAAGAAGAAGTACGTTCCAACAACGTCGACTACAGAAAGTCCAAGAAACCGGGTCTCGTGGATGCCCTTGCCTGGTTCGCCGGCTATGTTTTTATACGGACAGCTCATTGTATCTACGCAAACCTAAAACGTGCAAAGTAGACCGTGATGCAGTAGGCGACGACGCTGAGCACAAACACCCACCACCACACGGGGAACACGGTGGCCTCCTTGTCCTCCGTCCCGAACGGACGGATCCGCCCTTCACGCCCAAAGGCGACGGACGGTTTGATGTACAGGAAGGCCGCCATCAGGAACAGGTAGATGGACACCATCCAGATGCGGTGGTTTTTCCGGGTCAGCGGCTCCATTACTTACGGGAGCGACGAGTTTTGCGGTGGTGGCGACGGCGGCGTGTCTTGCGACGACGTCCGAGTCCGTGGGTCGGACCGTACTTCGCTTCTACCTCATTGACGTAGAGCGGCTGAGAACCGTTTGCGAATTTCATTGTAACCCCCTCCTCGTCTGGGGAAAATGTTCCCTTTCCGGTCTTACCAGTTGTTCCCGTATACGAGGCGGTTGTCCCGTCTACACTTGTCAATGTAATAGGGTCTTTCTCGATGTTTGAACCCATGAGGTTGCCGCGATACAATTTCGCACCCGGCTTCATGTCAACAGCCATAGCACGCCGAAATCCAGGTTCCATCTTGTTAATCCCCACGAAACTTTCAACGCACCACAAGATAATGGCCGCCCCAGCGTTCGTCCTCCCGAACCGGAAAGCGTTCGCGGACTACATTACTCGCATCTTCTTGAAATACCGCAAAGAAGACCGTGACCCCCTCGACGCCGAAGACAAGGATGCCGACCTGTGCTTGAAACAGTCGAATGCCCGCGAGATGTTTCCCTACCAGAAGCTGATTCGCGAGTATTTGATGATCGAGACGCCGTATCGTGGCATTCTGCTGTATCACGGTCTGGGGTCCGGCAAGACGTGCACGTCCATCGCTGTTGCCGAGTCGCTGATGAGCTACAAGAAGGTGTATGTGCTGACTCCAGCCTCCCTTCAACAGAACTATCGGTCTGAGCTGCGAAAGTGCGGCGACCCTATCTACGCCTTTGAGCAGCATTGGCGTGAGAAGGCATTGAATGAGCAGTCCCGAGCCGAAGCCAAGGCATTGTCCATCTCCGATGGATTCCTGGACCGGAATGGCAAGTTTTTCGTGACTGTGGCGGGTGAGAACCCGAACTACAAGGACCTGCCCAAGACGGCCCAGGATATCATCAAGGGCCAGATCGAGGATATCATCGGACAACGCTTCAATTTTATCAACTACAACGGTCTGTCCAGCAAGAACATTGATACCTTTGTTCCGAAACCCGACGCCGAAGGGACGTTCCCCGAGAATCCATTCAACAATTGCGTGGTCATTATCGACGAGGTCCATAACCTGATTTCGCGTATCGTCAACTCCTCTGAGATTGCCCGCCGACTCTACGATGCAGTGTACAAGGCCACCGACTGCAAGATTGTCGGGCTGTCAGGCACGCCCGTCATCAATCGCCCCAACGAGATTGCGTATCTCATGAATCTGCTGCGTGGACCCATCGAGCGGGTGACCATTCCCTTTGCCAAGGCAGCGTCGTGGGACGAGGAGAAAATGAAGACGGCGTTCAAGGCATTGCCCGACGTGGATACAATCGAGTTCAATGCGGTGAAGAAGTATGTGCTGATTACTCGCAACCCTCCTCATTTCCGGTCGGTCTATAACGAAGCAGGTGACCGCATTGCCGTGCAGTACAAGAAGGACATTCCCTTTGTTCCTCTGGCCATGGACTGGGTCAAGACCTGGGACAAGAAGATAACCGGAGAGATTGGTGCCGAGATTGCGGTTGACCGCGTGACGACGGAGAATCTGGAATGCTTGCCCACCAAGTTTGAGGAGTTCGCAAGCACGTTTCTCGATGGACTGAACATCAAGAATCCCCTTCTGTTCGGTAAGCGTATCCAGGGCTTGGTGTCGTATTTCAAGGGTGCCGATGAGCGGCTAATTCCCAAACGCGTGGAGGACGACAAGATGCTGGAAAAGGTCATCATGAGTTCGGAGCAATTCACACAGTATCTCGACGTTCGCTTTCAAGAAATCAAGGCGGATGCGAGGAAGGCGTTGAGCATGAACGATGACGGCGGGTCGTATCGTGTGATTTCTCGTCTGGCCTGTAACTTTGCCGTGCCTCCCGAGTTGAAGGCCCTGACCAAGAAGGTGGAGACCGAGTACAAGGAAACCGATGTTCCAGACAAGCCCGAGATTCTGGCGGCCTTGAAGGCTCAGCCGGACAAGTACTTGACAGCCAAGGCGTTGGAGCAGTATAGTCCTAAACTGTTGAAGATGCTGACAAACGTGGAGGCCACCCGCGGTGCCGGTGCCGAGTGGCCCAACCAGTTCGTCTATTCGCAGTATCGCCAGCTGGAAGGACTCGGTGTCTTTGCCGCCATTCTGGATGCGAATGGATGGCAACCGTATAAGATCACCAACAAGAATGGACAGTGGCAGGAAGATGAAATGGCCGACAAGCCAGCGTATGCCTTCTTCTCCGGCGAAGAGAAGGAGGACCAGCGTGAGCTGATGCGTCAGATTCTTAACAATCGCTACGAGAACAGCTTTCCTCCCAGTCTGAAGACGAGCATTGAGAAACGCGGTAAGAAACTGCTGTGCATGCTGATGGCCACATCAAGTGGTGCCGAAGGTATCACGCTAGCCAATGTCCGCCACGTTCACATCATGGAGCCGCACTGGACTCCGGCTCGCCATGACCAAGTTATCGGTCGTGCCATTCGCATTTGTTCCCACGCAACCCTGCCGCTCGACCAACGCACTGTCAAGATCAGTCTGTATATCTCCGTAATCTCGCCCACGCAATCCAAAGGTGCCGACGGACCGAACGTGGTGGCCGTTCGCAAATCGGACGTGGAATTGAAGCGATATGAAGGTGAACCAGCGGTGGAGACGTTCATGTCCACAGATGAGTACCTGTATGAGAAGGTGTATGAAAAGGACAAGGTGAACCAGCGGATTTCCATTCTGCTGAAACAGTCGGCCGTGGATTGCGAAGTCCACCGCAAGCTCCACTCTCGCGAGAAACCAGCTATTTCGTGCATGCGGTTCGATACCACCGCCACCGGTGAGGACCTGGCCTTCAAGCCGAACATCAAGTCCGATGACCTGGACGAGACGTATCTGCGGAACATGACGCGGAAGAAGCGGCGGTTGCAGAAGTTGAAGATCAAGGACATTGTGTATTTCATGGACCCCGACTCGAAGGAGATTTTCGACGGACAAGCCTTTGAGGACAATCAGCGGCTGTTACGCATCGGCACCAAGATCTCCGAGACGCAGATTAAATATTGGCTGCAATAGACAATGCCAAACCCCACGAGTTCGAAGCTGGATGTTTATCTGAGACAAGACGTAACGGTTCCCGCTAATATTATGGAAGACAAACGCATCGCAACCGGGAAACTGGGGAAGCTCCCAAGTGGTCCCAACAAAGATACCTACTATGTTCTTGAGCCAGGGAAGGAGGCAGGCCGTCCTTTCACAGTACCCATTACCGTCGCAGAGTTAGATACTCTCGCAGATACTCTGGCCTCCAAGGGAGGTCGTCGCAAGTCCCGCCGCGTTAAGAAGCGGCACGCAAGTCGTCGAGCCAAACGCCGCACACGTCGCTCCAAGTCTTGAACTTCATCTCCAACGCCCGAGCCTGCATTGTGATATAGTTCTCCATCACCGCATCCATCGCGTCGGCCACGTGATTCGGGTCGAAGGACGGTGCACTCAGGCCCAGAGGCATGGCTGCCGCCTGGTAGACAAGCGGTCCCGGACGAATGTACTGCGTGACTGTGGTTGGAAGGAAGGAACGATACGACCCCACATCCGTGACAATCTGGGGAGCACCCGTATACAGATGCTCGAGCTGGCACAGTCCGAAGCCCTCGCCGTCTGATGTGTTGATACCGACATCGGACATATTGTAAATCTGGTTGATGCCCTCGTCGCTCAGCGTGTTGGGCGGGGCCGTGTCCACAATCGCCATACGCTTGGCATACACATTCGGCTCTAGACCCACACGGACGATCTGGTCGTGGAAGATACGCTGAATATCGTAGTGAGCACCCTTCTGCGGGTCAACCGTTGTCACCATGAGAAGCCAGAGCGGCTTATCCGGATGACGACGCAGCAGCTCCACGAATCCCATGATGGTCAGATCCTGACGCTTCCGCTGGCTGTTCCGGTTCGCGTTCAGAAACACAATTGCCTCCGAGGGAAGACCAACGTTCTTGCGGAGAGCCATACGTGTCGCGGGCGGCAGACGAGAGAAGACAGTCGAATCGATTGCATGCTCCATCACACCCGGAAGGGGAATGTCTGTGCCATACTCCGTATACACCTTGGCCCACGCATCCGTGAAGCAATAGACCTTATCCGCCGCCTTGTTCAGCTCCGCCATCAGCGGTGGAGCGATACCGGTATACACCTGATCCACGTACAACCATAGCTTGTACGGCGTCTCACCCTTCTTGTATTTCATCGCGTTGATGAACCGAGCGATGATCATGGGGTCATTGTAGATCATGACCACATCCGGTCCGACCATCTCCAGATACTCGTGGATCTTGTTGAACCCGAAGCCCTCCTCCTTCGGGTCCTCGTTGGCGGCTGCGTCGTAGGCGACGATTCCCTCGGGAACCTTGCGAATGTTCTTCCGCTCGGGGTGACGCTGAAACCCAAAGTGGAACGTCTTGACCTTCGGGGCAAGTGTGGCGGCCTGGGCCAGAAGATTGGAGACGACCTTTGAGTAGCCGGTGGTCTGATCAACGTGAGTGCTAACGAGAACGAACCTCATTTGAGTGTATTCTCTCTGTTCTGTATAAATAGAATGCAGGTCAACTCTGCACAAGATTATCTGTCCAACCAGAAGCGTCGCATCATTGCTGCTACGTTTACGCAGGACCCTCCTCCCGCTCACCGGAGGTACAATTACGTCGTCACAGCTGTTCTTGGGAACAAGGCGGCGGTGTACAACCGCTTCACTGCACCGGCTACGCTTGCTCCGGGTTCGGTGGCCCCGGGAGGTAAGACGACGACATCGACGTGCTGTCTGGCTGCCGGGGGTTCTTTGGTCTAAACAATCGTATAGATAAGATACAATGCCGGGCGGTTTAATGCAGTTGACCCAGGTGGGGGCCCAAAACCAACTGATTAATGGCAACCCCTCCATGACCCATTTCAGAGCCGTGTATCGCCGGTATACGAACTTTGCCATGGAATCTGTTCGTATGGACTTTTCCTCGGCAAACCTGGACTTTGGAGTAACGGCCAAGCGAACACTGAGTTGTCGCATCGACCGCTACGCACAGTTGCTCCACGACACGTACCTGTTTGTGACTCTCCCTGACATCTGGTCGCCAATGGTCGCCGTGTCAACATCCCCAACCGGCTATGATCCCGAATGCTCTGCGGTTGGCTATGAGTTTCAGTGGATCAAGAACATTGGCTACAACATGATTGACCGCGTGGACCTAGTCGCGAACAATGTGGTCATTCAGAGCCTGACGGGCGAGTGGCTCAAGATGTACTCGTACATGACTCACGATGCCGCCAAGCGTCGCGTTGTGGACCAGATGGTGGGCAATGTGCCGGATATCTACGACCCTGCGAATGCATATGATCGTGTCAATCAATACCCCCACGCGGTCACGCCGGCTGCACTTCCTACGACAATGCCATTCACAACCACTCCCGAGCCATCCATTCGCTCTCGCCAGCTCGTGATTCCTCTTCACTTCTGGTTTGCGGAGAACCCGGGTATGGCTCTGCCGCTGGTGTCGATGCAGAACTCGGAGACGTACATCAATGTAACGCTGCGTCCTCTGAATGAGCTGTATACCGTGGTTGACGTGGTTCCTACGAGTCTGACCTATGGACAACGTATTCAGCCCACGGGTTCGTATCCTATCGGACTGTTTTTGACTCCGCCGACCACATCAGGTATCGCGTCCTCCGCGTCGGTCACCACCTTTTTTGCCAATCCGTATCTGGAAGGCAACTTCATCTACCTGACCGACATGGAGATGAACCAGCTTGCCACTGCCGACCAGACGTTCCTTCTCAAGCAAGTGACCCACGTTATTAAGGAGGGTCAGTATGGTGCGAACACGGAGCTGGAGATTCCCATGTTCAACATGGTGACACGCATCGTCTTCACTGCTCAGCGGTCAGACCGGATGACGACAAACGACTGGGACAATTACACCAATTGGTCCAGTTCGAACCGTGCCCCTTTCTCGGCTATATCCGGAAGCCAAGGTGACCTGCTGTATTCGTCCGGACAGTATCAGGTGTCCTCGGTATCTCCGCGTGATGCCATTGTCGATGGCCAGCTTCTGTTTGATGGCAATGAACGGTTCAAGACGAAACCAAAGGCGTACTTCTCGCTTCTCCAGCAGTACAAGCATACGACGGGTGAGCAACCGTCTACGCTCCCCGGTGTGTACATGTACTCGTTTGCCCTCAACAATGACCAGTATCAACCCAGCGGTGCAGTGAACGGCTCCAAGATTAACAAGGTTGTGCTTCGCGTTTCTCTGCAGCAGCCCTTACCTGTCAGTGTGGTGTCTGCGGCACAGGGCGTAGTCTGTATTCTGAAATCGACCGCACTCAGTCAGAACCCAGTGATCATTCCGCCAGGTGATCTTCTTCCGCAGGCCGATGGCACGTATCTGTACACACCTGACCAAGTGATTTCAATTGTTCCCTCGGTTGCGAATAACAACATCATCTTTTCGTACACGTATACCGTCGGCGTCTACGTTGAGTCCATCAATTACCTGCGTATCGTAAGCGGTCTCGCAAATCTCGTATTTGCTACTTAACAATGGGTGAGGTCAAGTTGACGAAGGCCGAGTACATTGTCGGCACGCAGACTCTCGATGTGATGGATCTCCTCAACAAAATCAAAGATGAAAATTACGGGGCAATTGAACTCCCGATGGCCAAGCTGGATGAAGACCTCCGGAAAGACAATCGTATCACAACGCCCGCGGATGCGGAGGCCTTGCGGTTGACTCCACCTCGGCTGGTTGTAGACTACGTGGACGAAAAGGGCATTCCCCACCACATTGAAAAGACTGGGGCTGCTCAGGCTGCACCGCTCCCGCCCACAAAGGAGAAATTCGAAGATGGAAAGGATACGGTTGCCATTGGTGGGCGTTCAACGTTCGGCCGACTGATTCAGACTCCTTCCGAGATCTTCAAGGACATGGGAATGTTCGCAGCAAAGGGGTCCTTTCTCTTCGGCTTTGCACTCTTCTGGACGGTGATGGTTATCTGGACATTTACGCAGTGGACGTATATTGGCATTGAACTCACGCCGTTCAAAGGAGCGGCAGGAGACCCGAACAAGTACACCACGGAGAACCTTGGCATCTTCTCCAAGTACATCGTTGGACTGACTGCACTGGCTATGGGTGCCCTCGCTGCACTCTGCGAATATTCGAAGGTCAATGCCACGATCGCAAAGTATGTTGGAGGTGTGCCGGTGTATGGGTGGCTGATGCGTGCGATCATGACAATGACGACTGGGTTCGCACCGATTGCGGGCTTCTTTCTTCAATTGATGATCTGGTTCACCGTGGTTCGGCCGATTGAAGGATTGAAGAAGAACCCTAGTCCGAACACTCTCACGATGCCGGGCCTTCCGAAACTCCCTGGGCTATAAGTAAGGATGCTGATTCAACTTCCATGGTTGGTCGCTGGTCTGCTAAGTGGATTCGTGATAGGAACCGTGTTTATCCCACCGACACGCAAGTCGACGGAGCTCCCGAAGCCAGGTGACCGCGGAGTGTTTCACACAGAGACGGGGTGTGTTCGATTCGAGGCCACAGAGGTTCCATGCACTGCGGAACCTGACTCACTGAATCTCCTCGCATCTCAGAAGTAATGAAGGTGCCGATCACCAACGTGCTTCATCGCGGAGCACCCTTCTTTTCCTTCATCATTGGACTGGGGTTGGCCGTGCTGCTGTTTCACCGCAGTTTCGGGGTCGTCAAGACGTTGGCCATACCGATTCACGAGGCCACGAACAAAACCGTCAAGGTGGATGGAAAGTGCTACCGATTCCGCGTGGAAGACGCGGAATGTGAAATCCCGTCTAGTTCATAAACAATGGAAGGGTCTACGTCGTTAGATGCTCTCCTCCCGAGTCCCCAGGGTCCGCAGTCGGCTCCTCCCGTGTATCCCGAGGCAAGTGGACCGGGTCCTAGCACCACTGGGTTCGCTCCGTCGTTCAAGCCGAGCCTCCCGGCCATGACCTTCATGTTTCGCAACCTCCAGCTGTATGTCGCCTTCTTTGTGTCGACGTTTGTATTGTCCTTGGCTACGCCGCGTAACCTGCTCCTCCAGTACATCCCGTCGGCGTACACGTCGAATGGCGTGGTCAGCTATCAGGGTGCCGCGGTGATTGGCGGTGCGTCGGTGGTCCTCGCTCACTTTGTGAATGTCGTGATCACAAGCTTTCTCGGATAGTGTTGGGAACAACATAATGCAGTGTCCGCCGGCGTGGGTCTATCCCCGTATTCTGCTCGGGGCCGGACATCAACTAACTCCTCTCTTTACTGCGAAACATAACATTACCCACGTGGTCAATTGTGCATTTGCCGATGATTGTCCAGAGTGGTGGAGAAAGAGACACGCCGGTCACTATGCCCAGATGAATGCCGTCGATTCGATGGCTGTGCGAATTCTTGATTGGTATCCCGAGTTTGAAACGTGGATGCGATTGTTCTTGCGGTCGACGAATGGAACGGTCTTTGTTCACTGCAAGGCGGGTATCAACCGGTCGGCGTTTTTGGTCTTGACGTTTGTGTGCAAGAACTTCGGCATTGATTTCCGAACGTTGCTGTCGGCTGTCAGGAAACAGAGACCGATTGTCTGCGACAATTCTGCTTTCATGAAACAAGTAGAAGACGAACTATATGGACGTGTTCAGGGTCCGGAAAACACGGGAAGCGGACTCCACGTCGATGGGGACGCTTGATTCGCTTCACCAGGACATTGTATCGGGATTACGTGACGCAAAGACACACGACGATGCACTCGAAGCCGAGCTGAATACGTTGCGTGGTCGCGTTGAGGCCTTGCGTGCGTCCAACGAGATTGCGGATGTTGTTACGTGTTCCGGGTGGGAATCACGGATACGAGAGATTGAAGCCGAGTTGGCACAGGCGAATCCGATGGAGGACTATTACATGAAAAACATGGACATCCTCATGGAGTATTACAACCGCCCTGACGCAACCGCCCAGCCTGCACAGACACCCAAGGACGCAACCACGTTCATGAAGTTCTTTGCGGTGTCAGGTCCGTCCGAATCAATTGGCGTATCGAAGAAGCAGATGTTCGACGAGTATGTCGCCCGCATGAAACTGTCCAACAATCCGGAGGCCACGCAATTGATGACGGAACACTGCGTGGGATGCAACGTGGCTCGCGAGGAGATTAGTTCGGAAGGCATTCTCGTGTGTCCGAAGTGCGGGTCGGAAGAGTATTCGCTGGTGGTGTCGGACTTTCCTTCGTTCCGCGACCCGCCGAAGGAGCGGAACAATTACGCCTACAAGAAGATCAACCACCTCAACGAAATTCTGAACCAGTTTCAGGCGAAGGAATCCACCATGATTCCGGAGGAGGTGATGAACGAGGTAGTGCTGGAAATCCGTAAGCGTCGCATCAACAACATTGCTGATCTGACGGAGAAGGAGATTCGCGAGATTCTGAAGAAGCTGGGGCGGTCGAAGTACTACGAACATGCGGCTCATATTCTGTCGCGTCTGAACGGCAATCCACCACCGACCATCACGCCGGAGATTGAGGAGAAGATTCGAGCCATGTTCCAGGAGATTCAGGCACCGTTTCTGCTGTACTGCCCCAACGACCGCACGAACTTCCTGAGCTACTCGTATATCTTGTATAAATTTATGGAATTGCTTGACATGGACGAATATCTACCCTATTTCCCGCTCTTGAAGTCACGCGACCGCTTGATCGCCCATGATCAGATTTGGTCTAAGATCTGCGATTATTTGCATTGGCAGTTCATCCGTTCTGTTTAGCTCACAAATAGCAGCGTCTCTTACTTGTGTTGCTTTTTCAAGAGTATCATGCCATCCATAATGACGCATTTTGCTATTCACTCTGAACTTGACCTCATATATCCCGCGGAGTTTCACCCAGTATATCCCATATTGTTTGCGGTCATGCCTATACGTATTTAACATGTTTTCGCGTTTTGTCGACCACTGTAGATTCTCTACTCGATTGTCGGTTCTATCCCTATTTATGTGGTCAACTTCTCGTTTCTGTTCGGGATTTGGAATAAATGCACACGCTACAATTCTATGAACCTTTGTAAGGATCTGGGTTCCATTCTTACAGAGGTTTACTGCGAGATACCCACCGCCGTCTGCACCCGGTCGCAGAAGCTTGCGGGGACCGCGTATTTGCCCGGTGTTTGACACAGTATAGAGCCCTTCATAACCGACAACGTCTCTCCATTCTTCCATGAAATCAATCACTACTTTGATATAGTATTCGTTTTCATAACGATGTCAGTGGACAAGGCGGCCGCCGTCGCAAGACCAAGAAGTCTAAACGCCGCTCTCGGAAAACTCGTCGTAGCCGTAAGTAATGGCGTGCGAGGTCACGTGGCTTCAAAAGGGCAAAAACGACGAGCAAATCGCAGAATTAGCCAGAATAGCGACAGAACAGCAGAAAGTGTTATCTCTTACGTATCCGAACGCAGGGCCAGCGAAAGCTACGCGGAGTAATCTACCGATATTTCCGTTCGATACGATGATCACTCCGTGGGAGTCTAAGTTTGGAAACGACCCGGACTGGCATTTTGTCGCACAGGCTCCAGATGGTCGGATATGCGGTTGGCTGACCGCCCAGCTAAAGGGGAGCGAGGATAAACCTCCAAAGTATGTCTATCTCGCAGAAATCAGCACTCGTCGAATCCGGGATGACATATACGGTGGCGTAGGCAAGAAGCTGCACGACGCACTTGTGAAAACTGCGAGCGATAATGGCTACAATTTCATCTATCTGTATCCCGTGAATGCAACGGTTGCGGCAGTATACGAAAAATGGGGATACACTCCTTCTTACCAGAAAGCCGGTATCGCCCACCAGTTCTACGTGCTAAACCGGGGCCCAACTGAGGGCATACTACGATCTCTCATCCTTCCAGACCAGGATGCAGCTCTGATGAATCGGGCACGTGGGATGTTTGGTAAGGCCATCGATCCGTTCCGACGAGCGATATTGGCCACCGGAGAAAATAAGGGAAATCTTGACAATCTACTGGTTGAGTTCGAACAGGAAAATGCAGATGCTGAACTTACCGATCCCGACCCCAGTTCAGAAGAACTTGCAGAAATAGCTAGGACCGAAGCGGCTCGTTTGAAAGATCAACGCAATCGATTATTGGAACTTCTACAATCCTTGTCGAAGCCGAAAGGCGGCTCCAAAACCGCCCGGAACACCCACCGTCTGCGGTTCTTTCGGAAACACCGCCTTTCAGTTCGCGGATACTCACTGGGTGAACTGTCCAAAGTCTCCAACGTGTCCCGACCGATTCTCCAGCAGGTCTACGATCGTGGTATCGGTGCCTACAAAACCAACCCCACCTCCGTGCGGATGAAGGGCACGTTCCGAAAGGGCGTGAAGGCTCCGTATTCCAAGAAGCTTAGCAAAGAGCAGTGGGCGATGGCTCGGGTCTATTCGTTCCTCGATGGAAACCCGAAGCACGACACAGACCTGCGGCGGAAAACTCGTAGGCGGCATAAGTAATGACGACGTTTACGACTGAAAAGGTCATTGCGATGGTGGCAGTGGCCGTAGGTGGACTCGCGGGCCGAACAATAAGCGTCACTCTTCAAAACGACGAAAAACTCAACATGTCCGTCAAGAACTTTGTTCTACGGAGCGTCGCCGAACAACTGAAGGAAAATGCACCCGCTGACGAGGTTGAAGAGGCATTAAAAGACTACGACGAAGTTGTCACGCCGTCAGAGGATATCATGTCGGTTGGACCTATATCGGGTGGTTATCGCCGCTCTCGGAAAACTCGTCGCCGTCATAAGTAAATGACAGACGAGTCCGAGTTAACGAAGAAGATATCGAACGACACGATCGAGACGTATTACTACGTGATCTTCTGGGTGGTGGCAGTCTCGGCCGGTCTCGTGGTGCTCTTTGAGCTGTATATTATGACCGTGTCCCCGAAGCGTGGATTCTACATGTTCCTGCGGTCAGCCCCTGCGTTGACTCTGGGCGTGGTGAATGCACTGTTCCTGTATATCATCTCGGCACGTGCGTTGAAGTAATCTTGGGAATGAGTAATGGGCGACATATACGTCATTCTGCTGGAAAATGACGTGCTTGATGGGAAGATCTATCGCTCATTTGATGAAGCGAAACAGGCACTCATAGACACGGCTATGACGAAGGAGTGGAGGCTTGAAAACAACCGCGACGAGACTCCGATAGTTGGGTTCAAAAACAAGTTTGGATTCGTCGACGACGACGAGACAAACGAAGTTGAATTTCCGAAGGAAGGCGGAAACGGTCTTACGGAATTGAATGCGTCTGGAGATGATATAGGTAAACATCAACCCATAAATATACGTAAGCTGACGTTGAATGCTGGTGGTCGGCGGAAGACCGCCAAGACCATCCGCATGAAAAAAGGTGAGTATCTTCGCGAGCACCACCATCTGTTCCGGGTGCTGCGGAACCCTACACGACGTGCGTTAAACGCCGAGCTTCGGAAGCAGCAGAAGGAGCTGCGGGAGAGGGGGCTGAAGGGCTAATCTACTCCAGTTCGCTCCCATCTACATGGGTTGTAGCATAGCAGTCGGGCGAGTAGTGACTTGTGCGTCCGCATCGGTAGCAGGCACCCGTCGGCTTCTTTGCCCTCGCCTTTGGCTTGGGTTCAGGTGGAGGTTGGCATGATCGCTCGTGAACTGCACATCCGTACTTGGTCGCGAACGTGCGGTCGCAATACTGACTACATTCATACACCACCTCTACGGGCTTTGGTGTCTGCTTCTTGTTCGTGGCCTCTCGAGTCGTGATGGGGCACCTGTCTGCGAAGTGTCCTGCCAAATTGCACTTGTAACAGACGTCAGCGTTGCCGCGAAATTCCCGCTGCAACACCGATTCCACGTCATCGGGCAGAGAAACCTGCGTATACGACCCACCACGCACATTGTTGATGCCATACTTCTTCATGTAGTCCTTGGTGACGTTGTTCTCGTCATGGTCATCCTTGAGTTGCCGGCACTCCAGCATCCGGATCGGCTTGTACTTCTTGGTCCATGCTGCCCCCGCACCATTGCTGTGCTGTTCGAATCGCTTCATGACATCTGAAGTCTTACCGACGTAGTACTTGTTGTTCTCGCATTCGATGACGTAGAGTTGCTCCATCTTAACGGTAAAAACAGGTTTCTATGTAAGCTGTGCATCCGTTTTCTACTTGTCCCTGCATGTCTTGCACAGCGCCCACTTCTTGTCCTTGATTTCCTTCCCGCAGTCCCCGCAGGTCTTCATGTGCACCTTCGCCACATCCTCCTTGAGATTCGCGACAAGCTCTTCTGTAATGGACCCCACGAGCATGATCGTCATGGGCTTGTCGCCACCCGACTTGTCTGCATAAGACAGCCACGTCCTCCCGCGCTGAAGCCGCACGTCTCCTTCATCTAGGTTACGGGAGACGAAGTAGCGCCTGTAGTACTCAATGAACTCGCAGATGACCTTGTCTGGAGACACATCCTCGTCGCCGTCGTAGAGGTCGGAGTATTCGAAGATAGCGATTTCGTAGGTATCCATCTTGACGGTAAAAACGGTTTTCTATGTAAGCTGCGAATCCGTTTTCAACGCGAACTCCGGCATCGGCGTTCGTGTTGCACGGCGTAGAAGAGTTTGAGAGATTGGCGTTTGCAGTAGCGGCAGACCCAGACCGGTGCACGGCCGGCGAGGAAAGTTCGGACGTCCATGGCATCGAAACCCAATTTTCGTGGGTGGTCGGGATCCGTTTTCAGGCACATTGCGTTGACAGACAATGCCGACCGTACACTATACAGAACTCAGAGTGCCCGAGTTCATAGCTGATTTCACCGGACGATTTCGCATGACTGGTTTTGATGATACAAAGCGATACAGTATCGCCGAATGTAATCGGGACTTTGTTTGGCCGCCTGCTTTGCGTGAAGGACTTGTTCGAAGTGTCCTCAACGGGGATCCTCTGCCTTCTTTGATCCTCTGCAATAACCAGCTGATTGACGGAGGAAACCGAGCCACAACGCTGTGGCTCTATCAGAATAATAGGTTCAGAGTAGACGGCAATAACTTTGCCGACTTAACATTCGATCAACAGGCAGCTTGGAATATGTGTGCGATGCCGGTTACGATGATAGAGGGTGCGACGGACGAGGAGAAGTCCGATTACTATGAGAAGTTTAATCAGGGAGTTACGCTGACATTCGGTCAGAAACTAGAGAACAGAAAGACATATCCAATTGCTGCCGCCTCGTTCGATCTCATCGGGCACGGTCCGCTCCAGGATCTCGTCCGCCGGGTATGGAGTCCCGCTATAGCGAAGACTAAATCGCGTGGGGAGGTTACGTTTGCGTATAAGGTCTTAACGGCGTCGATTCGAGGATCGGAGTATTTTTATCCAACGTGGGCGAATGCGAGCACGTACATCGCAGAGACACCTGCAAACGCGGTGAACTACGATCACCTGCGTGATATATTGACAGTCATAAAAAACGTTGATCCGACGGGGAACTACGATCAGAAGCGTAAGAAGTTCTGCTTCGAAAAGTTTATCGGTGCTGTTATCCACGACTCATGGAGAATGCGTGTCAATGGCGTTCATACGCAACCATTCATTAACAAGTGGACGCGGTTTTTTGAGGATGCATACGACGACGTGTTAACAATTCGTCAGCTTAGGGAGTTGTGCTCGTATAAGTCGATTAACGTTGCTGCAGGTTCTCGTGCTCGCAATGTTGCTACATCTGAAAATATAGACGAGTACCTTCAGGGTAGATTCGTCTTTACAAACGTTGTAGATGAAGACGACGATGATTGATGCATATCTGTTTTCAGGTAAAGCAAAAGAAATCGCAATGCGGCAAGCATATGCGGTCTTTTGGATTGATGCCAACGGTCGGACGGGCAATGGAGGGTACAACCTCAACGAGCACGCTCTGCGGAGATGGCTTAGCGACCTGCGGTATAGGTATCCCGACATGCAGCACTGGGGGCAGCTACCTAACGGGGACAGGTATGTCGAGATCCCCCCGGTTCCGGTGCACGAGCCTCCACCTGTCGGCACAATTCACGGTGTCGTCGGTTAGATAGCGTAGACTAATCTCACGAACCAAATCACGAGGAAACCACTTACCATCGGGCCGAGTTCCCGTCAAGCCCCGTTCATACTGCCGCCTCTCCCGCAGCACGACCCGAGCTTTCAACTCCTTTTTTTGTGCGTCGTCAAATCGAGACTCGTTGTAGTATGTGAAGGATTGTCCGCAGGTGGTCGGAGGATCCCAGATACGGAAGAAGAGACCATGTGGCGTCTCGGTGGGGGACCCTACATGGTATACAACCCCATTGGTTGTCGTCTCCGTTGTGTCGTGGAACCGAAGCATGTCGTAGCCCGCACCATTGACGAAATACTCGGTGAACGTTGCCCTGAATCGCGACGAAGACGTGGGCCCGAACCGGCTGTTGGAGAATCCATAGTATCGCTTGCCAGGAACGAGTGAGCGGATCTCGACAGGGGGTCCGATAGGGGTCTGCATTTGAAAAGTGTTTTGTTGTGCTGCAGTCCTATTCGTTTTCACCATGAGGTCTCCTTCTCGAGGCGGCGATCCTGAATCTTCTCGTCCTCCGTTGGACCCCAGCCTACGCGGATGGCATAGGTCGCATTGGGTCCGAGATGCCGAATCTCCATCGTCACGTCGCAGTTGGGGAAATGCTCCTTCGTCCAGAAGAGCATGGTATCGAACGCAACACCCAGCTCCATTGACTTTGAAGACGCCTGCGTTGACTCGCCCGTCTCTGCGACACGTAGAACCTCCTTGTAGAATTCTTCGGCCGCCAGCTGGCCCTTGATCTCCTGTGCACGGTGGGCGAGACGTGCCTTCTCGGCGACGGCAGCGGCGTGGGCATTCTGAAGTTGAGCACGAGTGAGAGGCTCCATTGTAAAAAGGTTTTGGGGTTGGGGTCAGTGCATCCGTTTTTAGCGAATCCACCATCCCTCCGTGTGCTTGACCTCGTAGCACCGGTCAGCCGTGTGTTCCGTGCGGCCACAGCGGGTGCACCAATCCTTGGGTGGCGAAACGTCCACGCTCGGAGGCCGACATCCCTTCTCGTGTTGCTCGCACGCATACCGGTTCGGGTAATCCGACACACACCACTGACACGCCCAGGATGTGTTTTGGTCCTGCGTGCAGTCCTTGTGTCCGTGCCCGGTTGCGTGACACTTTGTGCACGCATCCGCGGGAGCGTGCATCTCGAAACGAAGAGCCTGTTCCAGCTCGTCGCTTAGCCGCATCTCTCCAAAGTCGTAAGGGCGAACCGCATCCACCCCGTGCTTCTTCATCAATGCCATCGTTGTTGTTCGCACATCGTTGGCACTGGTAACAGGCCGGGTTTCCACGATGCGGACGGGGTTGTAGACGCGAATCCACGGGGGTCCAAAGCCGCACGCGTAATAGGCGTAGGTGTGCTCGACATCGCGAGACTTGCCGACGAAATACTTGCCGCAGGTGAGTTCGAGAATGTACAAATACTCCATGATAGCCGCACACCGAGACCTTGTGTGGAGAGCTAGAATCCGTTTTTACTCCCGGTCAAATGTGCGACGGTTAATCTCGAACTCAACCCGGCGGCGGACCTGATCATAGAGATCATCGTTGATCTTACCCGTCAGCATGACACAGACACGCTCGGTAAAGTACGAGATCGTCATCGGGGTGCGGTCAAACTCGCCACCTCGTGCATCATTGTATCCCACCATCGTATCCACCACCATGGTTGCAAACACAGTGGGTGCGTTCCTAGCATTGACGGGCACAAAGCGTTCCGTGCGATGCTGCATCAACAGCACGATTCCAAAGTCCATGTCTATACATACTACTGAAAGGATTACCGCCGCCCGTACAATTTCCGAATGGGAATATGCGACTGCTTGAAGATGATCTCGTCCACAATCTGAAATTTCTCAGTCACCGGCACAAAGGCGACTTGGTGGTTGAAAATCGTTGTAATCACCGCCGTATTCGGACAGTCGCGACCTATAAATCGCAGGGCATCCTGGTAGGTCTTGATGGTTTTCATCTGGCTCTTCCGCACCGTCTTTGTTCCGATTGTCATCATGGGCATGTCTCCAAGTCCAAAGCAGTTTCCCATTGTGACTTACATCTATTCATTGAATCCACTTAAATGCCCGATTGTTCGGTGTGTCAGCAGGACATGGACCTGGAGGAATTCCAGGACGTCCGCGAGTCGACGGCCACGTGTGTCAAGCTCGAATGCGGACACGCCTATCATACCCGGTGTGCCATCAGCTACTTGAAACGAACCAACTTTGACTGCATCTTGTGCAATCGCCACAAGGAGCCGCGGGAACGGCTGGAAGAGGAGGAGATTGCATTGAATACCTTTGATGCGGTCAAGCGGGAACCGGCATTCCGCCAACTGAAAAAGGAGGCCCTGCTGAAATACAAGGCCTACAAGGAAGCGAAGAAGGTCTTCCAGAAAGAGGTGGACGAGTTCCTCGCATCCCGAAACTGGTTCGGACTCAAGGATGCCCGATTAGACGCTCAACGGGCATGTAACAGGGCACGTGGATACGTATGCCGCACAGCTATTCGGCGTGTTCCGCTTCTGCGGGCCGTCTTACAAGGTCATATGCGACAGAACAACAACTACAGCCTTAATCACCGATGCGGACTGCCGTTTCCGTGGGCGTTTCAGAGGGGATTTTACTTACGGGGACTTTAGTATGGAGCAATTCGCCGCCAATTTCAAGGCACTCGACATTCCTGCTCGCAAGGCCAAGCTGGACCAGATCACGATGTTTCTACGCCAACAAAATGCACCCGCGGAGGCGGATGCATTCCAGGCGTTGAGGTGTTGTTATCCGTCACTCCCGTTATCCGCGAACGAGCGAGTGTTTCAAGAGTATATTGCGTGGGGAGAGATTGCTCAGCACCGGAACCATCCAGTGGTCAGGCACATTCTGTCGCAGGGATGAGCCTAGTAATACTGGGGAAACGTGATCCGCAGGCCGTAGTACACCAGGCCGAACACAACGGCGTGGGTCAGCACCTGCGTCGTCTTGCCCGCACCCGGCGGCAGGGCAAGGAGGACACCCGGGGACAGCAGGATAAACAAAAGAACAGGGATGATGATGTTAAGGTCCATTTTATATAGTATGTGAGACAATTCCTACAAGGGACTCAGTCATACAGTCCATCCGGGCATCGGGGAACGCGGATACGCAGGGACAGCGGCGGCGCCGGCACGGCCGGTTCGGCCGGTTCGGGAACATATCCACCCGAATGCTGGAAGTGAACGGCGGATATGTTTCCAAGATCAGTCAGACGTACCTGCATCCATAGCCACATGATGGCAAAGGCATCTCGCTTACCCTTCTTTGGGGGGATGACTCCACCTGCCTCGATACAAAGGAGAACGGCGTGTGTCAAGTCGTCTGGGCTCAGGCTTGCCCGGATGAAGTCGGGGGTCAACATATGGGCTGACTTGGCAATACGGGGAATGCTGACAGTCTTTTCGAACATATCAACTCGGGCGCGGGACGCAGGACGAACCAACGTATCGTAGGCATACGCGTAGCACTGGGGACAATGAATGCACTCCATCTTAAAAGTTGTTTTGTTGTAGACTGCGGAATCCGTTTTTCGCTTACTTCTTGTTGTTCCTGGCGACCTCGGCCGCATAGGAGTCCCACCCGTTCTTGGCGATATACTGCATCGTCCGCATGCACAGCCCGAACGACGCACCCGAGTGGTGGTAGGCACCGGATCCCATCTTCTCCGTGATACGCTCGATCATCGGATCGCGAGAGTACATGAAGCTCTCCCCTTGGAACTGACGCATCCAATCCCATGCCTCTGCGGCGGTAATGGCCGCAGCCATGTTGTTGAACATTGCAGTATCCGACGCATTGTAGCCGAGAGAAGCAAAGTCGTAGGTAGCCATTGTGATGTAAAAAGTTTTTTTGTGTGTGGATCCGTTTTCAGTAGCGGGACTGGCGGTCAAGCTTGCGAAGGTCGTCCTCGTCGTATCCCGCCCACATCTCCTTCTCCGCCTCTGCGAGATCCGCACGGCGGTTCTGGAGAAGCCAGATCCAGTCATCCCTCTGGCCCTTGGTCATGTTTGTGAGCAAACGCTCCTCGATCTCGTCGATCTGGTCTTGTATGGATTGGAGCGACGTGTATCTGCGGTCATCCAAGAAATGCTGGATTTGCTCTTGCGAGCGTGTGTCGACACGGTTCGGGAACTCGTCACCGTGTCGCTCTACGTAGCACTTGCGGCAATACGTATTGTCCGTCCACAGCTGGGACGGAATGCCGCATCCGCGGCACGGCTCCGCGTATTCATCCGCACAGAGGTCGCACATGCGGCCTGAGCCATCGCACATGCACCGCGGCTCATCCACGCCGCACCAGACGTCATACTCAGCCTGGTCCGCGATGCGGTGTGCACACCCGTTGCACGGCTCGTCACCGCCGTCGCACGTGCAGCGCTCGTCACGCTTCTGCTGGCAGTCGGCACAGATGTTCGGCAGAACGACCGTAACCATCTCGCACTCGGGGCACCAGCCGTCGGCGGCAGGCGGGGCGTTACACGGGTGATTGCGGCGCGAGTAGCACTCGTGGCAATAGTTGGACCCGAGAACGGTGGCCCCTGTGTCGCCACAGTCGGGGCAGCGGCGCCAATCTTGGCGGCAGGTATCGCAGGTAGAACCGAGCTCGGTCGTCATGTTGGAGCAGTCAGGCTGGTGGCAGGAGAAGAGGTGGGAAGAAGGCATGGTGAAGTGCGTGTTGGTGGTGAAAGACGTTGGAGCGGGGGCTCTTACCTATGCCGTAATATCATAGAATCCGTTTTTAGAAGTCGGTCGTGGGCCAAGATGTGTGAACGGATAAATCGGGTATCACCCCCAGAGATGAAGAGGTTGGTATACTGGTCTATCAGGATACTCAGTGAACGGTGGAGGTTGCGGTTCATTCGCTCGTACACACTGGGCTGACTTAGTCGCATGTGTCTGTCGTGATGGGAACCGTAGGTGGTGTGTCCGCGGACGAGAAGCTCGGTTGAAAGGCGTTGGTAGCTCGCCATGGTTGGACGTGTTCTATTCTTTACGACATTCGTTTTTATTCGCATCCACATACAATGAGCTCCACACCCACAAACCCGTCGCTGACGCAGCCGCAGCAGACAACGAACACCGTAACGCCGAGCTTGATTGGCGGCATCATGATGATCCTTGCGTCGTTTGGAGGTTTCTTTGCGTTTCTTCTTCACGTCGCGGCCGCCAAGCTGTCGTATGACAAGTATGGGTCGATCGGGTGGGCGATTCTGGACTTCTTCTTCGGAGTCTTCTACATCCCGTATTATGCGTTCTTCCTCAATACCCCTTCGTATTCGCAGCCCGCGATGGGAGGACGCCGCCGCCGGTGATGCGATTGTAGACGAAGAGTAGCTTCTCTTTCAGATCCTCGGCAAACAAGAAGACTGCGTAGGTAAACACCATGCGTTCACCGTAGAGTTCAATGAATTGTTCAAGGCGAGCACCGACGGGAAGCACCGGAACAATAAAGTGGACAAAGTATGTCACCGAAAATGACAGCACGACCAAGAGAGACAGTTCAAGCGATACATCCATAAGCTGATACCCAAGTGTCCCGTTTGTCCACGTTTCATTGAAGCGGCTGAACACCACCCGCGTCAAGGATGCCACCACTCCAGCCAATACGACATAGATAATGCCGATAATGCTAAGATTCAGGGTCAGATACACAAGGTGATCGCCCACAGGCGGGAGACTGTTGTCTCCCGTGTTCTTCATTACATTTTCACGCAGCAAAAGAGTATAGTCAATGAACCCTCTTCGCACTTGGGGAAAGCACCTTATGATCGATGCCGCTCGTCTGAATGGGCAGGCGATTCGCAATCCGACGCGGATTCACCACTTTACCGCCGCCCTCGTGAAGCGGATCGACATGATACCGTACGGGCCTTCGCAGGTTGTCATGTTCGGATCAGGCAACAAGAAGGGATACACGATGGTGCAGCTGATCGAGACCTCCAATATTTGTGCACACTTTGTGGAAGAGAACAACTCCATGTATCTGGACGTGTTCTCCTGCAAGGACTTTGACCCGATTGTGGTCAAGGAAACGGTCGAGGAGTATTTTGAGGCAAAGCATATGAAGTTGAAGGTCTTGACGCGCCAGGCACCTGTTGGAGTTCCTCCGGCAAAGTGGTGAGTTAAGGACCAAGAAACTCGGGACAGCGACCATCGCGTGCACGTGTGCCGTTCGAGCATGCCGACAGGACAGGCCCATCCGGAACGCTAAACTTCGGGACTCCGGGCCAGACGTCCTTGCCATCCGTAAACTGTTCCGTCCTCTGAACAGATACGTATCCAGACGCGACGAGAACCAGCAGACCAATGAGTATCCACTTTAACGGGAGCTTGCCCATTTGTCTTTACATGAAGTTCTTTTTCACCCACTTGCGATCAGCCTTCATCTTCCGAGAACTTTTGGGTGCAGTTCGCTTCGTTAACACGGAGACTGCATTCAGCTTGCGGAACGTGGACAGTGGACCGACCTTCTTGACAACCTTGCGTAGAATCGTGTGACGCATGGACGGTTTCATGGTTGTCTTGTAGCCCATCAGAGTTCCCTTCTTCAGCGGGCCAATGAGATTGCGACGGGTCTTCATTTGGTTTCACTACACAAAAACTTACGATGTAGGTCCAGGGGGTGGAGGCGGTGCGGGCTGCGAAGGTAGTTTGGGTGCAGGGGCCACCGGCTTGGGTCTGAATACATTCATGAATCCGAACATTTGTTATTCGCCGGGATTTTCGCTTTGTTTCGCACACGCCCTACATCCGGGTTTGGGCAAGAACGATGGCTGCGTAGTGCTTGTCATGTACAAAAAGAGGACGACCAACGCAATGAGAAGGAGCCACTCCCACATTTACTTGTTGGCACACGCATTTTCCTGCGTGATAATACCGTTGAACATGACACGGCGAAATAGCTGGTCATCGATGCGAACAACCGAACACTTACGGCGGGGCCCCGAGCGAACAACACGCTCGAAGACCTCGGGGTTCGCTCGCATATACGCCTCGGCACACTCCCAGTTGTACTCGGGAACCTCGGGAGTATCCTGGAAGAACACGCAGGAATAGCGTGCTCCGTGATAACATTCGAAACAGAAGATAGGAGAACATCCTTGGCACACGGCGATTCCCTGGCTGGCGTGTGTGGTTAACGTGTCGTTGTAGCAAGAAGGGCATACGGTCTCCATGATGTCGCTGTTGGTTTTCGGGTCCGGCGTTTAAATTCGTTTTTAGTAATAAGAGATGCCTACATTACGCCAAAAGGTCGATACCTTCTGCAAGGAGTCTGGGTCCAAAGTGAGCGACTCTGATAAGCTTCGTAATCAGCTTGGGATGATGAAGCAGAAGATGAAGAAGATGCAGGATACGCATAAGCACGAACTGCACCTCGCGAAGGCGGCTGCCAAGACCCAGAAAGCGAAGGTCCCGAAGTCGCCGAAGGTGCCGAAGACCCGGAGGGCCCCGAAGATCAAGCAGGAGGTTGCCATGAATCCGCTTCCCGCACAGGCCGAGCCGATGATGCCCGCTCCCGCCCCGACGTTGGCCCCGGCGGCTCCGGCTCAGCCCAAGGGTGGGCGGTCCCGCCGTCGTCGCATGCGTTGATAAGGTCTACAAGAAACTCCCGCGAAGACATTAAATGTCTACTGCCGACGCACCTGCCCCCGTTGCGGTTGAACCCCCGGCCGCTCCCGCTGCCCCGGCTGCCCCGGCTGCCCCGGCTGCCGGCCTGTTCGATTCGATTGACTGGAAGAACCCGGTCCCTGCGGTTATCAAGCTGGCCACGCACCTTCACTCGCTGGAGATGCTGACGCCCGCCGAGCGTCTGACCATGCTTCAGGGCAGTTTACTGTATGTTATCAACACGTCGGCAATGGGCGACGGAGAGAAGGAGGCTGCCCGCGTGTTCGTGTCCACGATGGTTCCGCATGTCGTCGAGACGGCGGTGTCCGGCCTCGAGGCTGTTGCCAAGGTCGCCGTCGCCGAGAAGAAGGCCCAAGATCTCATGGAGGCTATTATGTCCAAGCAGCCGAGGATCATTGTCAAGAACGTCGAGGCCATCCTGGCGGATGCGGCCAAGACCAAGTGGTGGTGCTGGTAAACAGTCTTAACTCAGTAGGCGGAGAGTCCTTAATGGGTATCCCGTATTACGTTGCGTCTTTACTTCGTAAGCATAAGCACATTCAAAAACCGTACGAAACATTCGAAGCCGATGTGCTCTGCATGGACTTCAACTGTTTTCTACACAAGGCCATCAAGGATGAGGATCCGGTTGGCAGCGTGATTGCCGAGCTGAGGACATACTTGGAGCGGATGCGTGTCAAGAAGATCTATATCGCCATGGACGGCCTGGTCCCGTATGCGAAGATTGTCCAGCAACGCTATCGTCGGTTTCGTGCACCTGAGAAGGCGTCGGTGTTTGACCGCCACCAAATCTCGCCTGAGACGCCCTATATGCGAAGCCTGACGAAGGAACTGAAACTGGCTTTCCCGCAGGCGGTTATTTCAGGAACAGACGAGCATGGCGAGGGGGAACATAAGATATTTCAATGGCTACGAACAATTGACCCAGCGGAACGAGCCAATGTCGCAATATATGGCCTTGACGCTGATCTGGTGCTCATCTCGCTGGCACAACGCAGTGTCGGCAACCTATTCTTACTTCGAGACGATGATGCCTTTTCGATTTCCGCCTTGGCGGCTGTTCTGCCTCTCCCCGTAGACGAGTACATTCGCATGTGCATTCGATACTTTGGCAATGACTTCATGCCGGCAATCGCCATGTTTTCGTTGCGTGAGGATGGACATGGCCGTGCACTCCACATGAGAGAACCAGTCAAGATGGAGACCAAGGTATTGATCGAGCGTCGCAAGCCCCACGACGCCCATATCGTGGCGGCGGATGGCAACGGCCTTGAGGCACGTGTCGGACTTCTGCTGGATGGTGTCATTGACTGGGAACCCGTGTGTTATGCATACTGGAAGACCTACGCATGGACTCTCGAGTACTTTACCACATCGCGTGTCCCCGACTGGTGTTGGGTATATCCGTATGCCGAAGCTCCGTTGCTGCAGACGTTGGCTGATTTTGATCAACCTACGTCCTTCACATGGGACCATCCGACGCCACCGTTTCATACGAGTGCTCAGTTACAGTGCATTTTGCCGTCTGCCTCTCTCCGGACAGCACGCAAGCGTGTGAAGTTTCATGATGAGGTCTACGATGAGGCACGCGACACGCGTCATCCGTGGATGCGAAGGTATGCATGGGAAACGGACCCGTATATATCGGTTCCGTGGGATCCAGCACGCCCACTTACCTCCGTATGCGAAATCCAGTTGCCGTCATGACCAGGCGTCCACCCGAACGTGCAATTGGAGGCGGTGCGGGCTCGGGACCCGGATTGTACACCACAGTGTCCTCCGGAATCAGAACTTCGAACTCATTGCTTCGGGGACGCATGTACTCGTTCTCAATCTTTTGAAGCTCCATGATTCGCTTCAGGGCCGCCATTCCGCTCGCGTCGCGAAGCATCCTCCAGTGCCGATTGATGTGGTTAATGTACGCAGAGCGGAACGCACTGGTCTTATTGAACTTGACATTGTTGCGAAGAACATCAAAACACGCCTGCACAGAGGCATACACGGGCTTGTTCAACCGGCGGTTCACCGAATTGTGTGCACGAAATGTGAAGAGCATGAACTCTCGGCGAGAATAGAGAAAGTTGGGATACCGTGCACGGTATTCCGATAACAGCTCGGTGAAATGTTCGCGACACGACGGACATGTGATGGTATCCCGAAAAAGTTCAACCCATCGAAGAAGAAGCTGACGCTCGGCTTCGGTGGGCGAATCTGGATATAAAGATGCAACCGAGTGAAGCGTCATCCACCCCAAGGGACCCCATATAGATGTCATTAGTCTATTTCAGCGAAACCATTCCTGCCTCGGCACCGCTTTCCATAATTAGCTTGACAAGTGCAGGAGGTGCTTTCGACCCAACCTCCATCTTTGCAGCCTTCAGACGTTCACGCATGACCTTCTCCGGCATGTTGCGAAGAGTCTTTTGGATGTTCTTGCGTTTCTGCTTCTCGCCTTCACTGGTGAGAATCCGAATCCCCTTCCTGAAAGGGGGGCTGCTGGTCGGATCCCGGACCCCCTCGATCTTGCGGGCGGTCTTCCTCAGCACTCCCCGTGGAAACGTCTTGGCAGTTTTTTTACGTTCGGGCCCACCGACCTTGTTGATGGTGATCGGCTTGTCGCTCATCTCCTTTACTCAAAACGGATAAACCTTATTTACAGCGTAACCGGGGCATTCATATACCATGGCTGAGTGGGATGCTGTTAAGGCATACTTCGAGAAGGGTGTTCATCGTCTCGTGGATCATCAGGTCGATTCGTTCGAAGACTTCATTCGCAACAAGCTTCCGCTGATTGTGCAGTCTACCCCACCCATCACGGTCTGGCACGAGCAAGACGAGGCCACGAAGAAATACAAGTATGAGTTTCGGCTTTCCTTCGAAAACGTCACGTATCTCAAGCCACGGCTCCAGGAGGCCACGGGCCGCGTAAAGCCAATGCTTCCGATGGAGGCACGTGTTCGCAACTTCACCTACGCGGCCCAGATGCATGCAGACATTCGCTTCGTGGCCCGCACCTACAAGGGTCCGCTGCTGGATACGTTCGACGAGGAGTTTCGGGTCTTTGAGGGTATTTCGATGGGCAAGCTGCCGGTCATGTTGGGGTCATCGCTGTGTCTTCTCAAGGAGTATCCTACGCAGGTCTCGGATATGGGCGAGTGCTCGCACGATCCGATGGGCTACTTTGTGGTCCACGGCTCGGAACGCACCATTCTCTGCCAGGAGAAGGTGGCGGACAATCGCATCATGATCTTCCAGAACAAGAAGACGTCGTCCAAGTATCTGTATTCGGTCGAGATGAAGAGCCTGCAGGAGTCCTTCACGACTCCGCCCAAGAAGTTGGAGATTCGCCTGTCGTCCAAGTTCAACGGATACGGATTCCCGATGGTGGCCTGCGTGCCCAGGTTCCGCGAGGACATTCCGGTCATGGTGTACTTCCGTGCACTTGGAATCCAGGATGATCGCACAGTGGCTCGCATCATCTGGGGAGACGAGGCGGATTCGCACGTCGAGCTGCTGGGTGCGTCCTTCCGCGATTGTGCCGAGCTGGCCGTCTACTCGCAGGAGGACGCTGTGAGGTATCTCACCAACCACTTGCAGTATGGCACGAATCAGGAGGATAAGTGTGCGTATGTCCGCTATCTGCTCACGACCGAGCTTCTGCCCCACGTGCGGTTTGCCGGGGAGTCGCCGGTGCCGACTCCGGAGGTCCTGAACGCCCGTCGCACCATGCTGATGGCGTCCATGATTCGCCGCCTGCTGCTGACGTATTGCAAGCACATTCCTCTCGACGACCGCGATGCGTATCCGAACAAGCGGGTGGTCACCACGGGTGCCTTGCTGACTCACCTGTTCCGCCAGCTGTTTCAGAAGGTGTGCAATGACACGCGTAACGAGTTTGTTCAGGAGGTCAATAACGACGCGTGGAAGAAGGCGGGTCAGCCGCTCGAGATCCTCAACATCAACAACTTGTATAAGATTCTGAAGGTGTCGGCCATTGAGGGCAAGATGAAGCAGGCATTGGCCACGGGCAACTTCACGGTCCAGGGCATGGGAACGACGAACTCAACCTCCCTGTCAAATGCCACCAAGGTGGGTGTTTCGCAGGTGCTGGCTCGGATGTCCTACGCCGCAACCCTGAGCCACCTTCGTCGTATTCAGACGCCGGTGGAGAAGTCAGGCAAGCTTCTGGCTCCCCGCAAGCTCCACGGCACCTCGTGGGGCTTTATGTGTCCAGTCGAGACACCCGAGGGTCATTCGGTGGGTATCGTGAAGACCATGTCACTGCTGACATCGGTTTCGCAGCACGTGCCGTCATCCACAATCCTTCACTTCCTCTCGGAGCTTCCGGAGGGGGGCATCACGTGGATTACCACACCTCGCGTGTATGAGGGGACATCCATCACAGTGAACGGTGTTCTGTTGGCCTATGCTGCGAATCCTCTCACGGTTGTAACTGCTCTCCGCACAGCCAAGTGCAGTTCTCGTCTTCACCCGCATACCTCGGTGGCCTGGTATACGCTGATGAACGCCATTCTCATTGAGACGGATGGCGGGCGTGTGGTTCGTCCGGTGTTCCGCGTGGGTGCACCCCACCCGGTGGGCGAGGACCGGAAGGATTGGATGAACTGGGTGCGAATGTGCATCGAGTACATTGATGCGTCCGAGACCGAGACGCTGCGAATCGCCTTGACTAAGGAGGAGGTGACGTCGCATTCTCACCACGAGATTCACCCCTCGATGCTGGTGGGTCACATGGCTGGCACGATTCCGCTGTCGGACCACAATCAGTCGCCTCGAAACACCTATCAGTCAGCCATGGGGAAGCAGTCCATGTGCATCTACGCCACTAACTTTGCCAAGCGGCTGGACAAGAATGCCTACGTTCTGTGCTCGATTTCACGCCCCATCGTGGAGACACGGTCGATGAACATTCTGAAGATGCAGGAAATGCCGTTTGGTATGAATGCGATTGTGGCCATTGCCTGCTACGGTGGCTACAACCAGGAGGACTCGATCATCATGAACCGGACGGCCGTAAACCGCGGGCTGTTCCGCGGCCTATACTACACGATGTACAAGGACGAGGAGCACCGGAACGTAACGTCGGGTCGTGAGGAGAAGTTTATGCGGCCCCAGAAGCACAATACTCGCAAGTTCAAGAACACCAGCTACGCGGCGATCAATGAGAATGGGATTCCGGTCCTGCACGCCAACATCAACGAGAACGACGTGGTGATTGGCAAGGTGGTGAACCTGCGGCACGACACGGCGGGATACGCCTTCCGCGATGCGTCGACCACCCACAAGAACGCCGAGGCTGGCCGTATCGACGGTGTGTGGCAGGACAAGAACTCGGATGGCTACCCCTTCGTCAAGGTTCGCGTAGTGTCTGAGCGTATTCCGCAGATTGGGGACAAGTTCAGTTCTCGCCACGGTCAGAAGGGAACGGTGGGCATGCTGCTGGACGAGCAGGATATGCCCTTCACGGGTGCGGGTCTGCGGCCCGACCTGATTATGAATCCACACGCGGTGCCGAGTCGTATGACCATTGCACAGCTGATGGAGTGTATCTTTGGAAAGGTGTGTGTTCGCAAGGGAACACTGGGTGATGGAACGCCGTATTCGCACCTGAGGGTGGAGGAGCTGCGGGCTCAGATGCTGGAGCTGGGCATGCATCCCTACGGCAATGAGATTCTGTACAACGGCCAGACAGGCGAGATGATGCAGGCGGAGATCTTCATGGGTCCCACCTTCTACCAGCGGTTGAAGCACATGGTCATTGACAAGCGGCACTCCCGTGCCCGTGGGCCCATTGTGTCCTTGACTCGCCAGCCGTGTGAGGGACGGTCTCGCGATGGTGGTCTGCGTGTGGGTGAGATGGAGCGTGATTGCATGATCTCCCACGGTGCGGCAGCCTTCACGAAGGAGCGTCTGATGGACGTGTCAGACCCCTTCTCGACCGGTATCTGCAAGACTTGCGGAACACTGGCGGTGGTGAATCCACAGGAGGGGCTGTATTCCTGCGGGTCCTGCGGCAACAAGACCGACTTTGTTCAGAAGACCATCCCCTACGCGATGAAGTTGTGGATGCAGGAGTTGGAGGCCATGCACATTGTTCCTCGCATGGTCATGGAGTAGCTAGTGTTTGTATGTCCGCCTCCGCGATCGCCTCCTCTTGATACGCCGGGTCCGACGCCGACGACCACCCTTTCTAACCGGACTAGCCGCCGCTTCGAGCTGTGGGGGGGTCAGGAACTCACCCGGTGCCTTCTCGGTTGTCAGAACGTTTGTAATCATGTTAAGTGCGTACGAAACACATGGGTATTCGGCCGATTTAATGGCGACATCCGGATCAAGACGCACTCCCACCTTCGTCCGACCAATCAGTAAGCCCGCCTTGGCCGCCTCGGGAAGCAGTGGACGAAACATCGTATCTACTATGGTTCCTCTCCAATTGGGTGTCTCGGCTAGCTTGGCTGGGATAAACATCGTATCTGTATCGAATACCTCTAAGAATGTAAACCTTGTTCGGTCGAACACATAGGCTATCATATGGGAATTAGGTGTTGTACCACTGTCTGCCAACGTCAATCGTATCGTTCCAACGACAGTGTAACCTTTTTCTAGTGCATCCTTCATGATAGCAATTTCGCTAGCTGTTAACATGAATCTCATTTGAATCCCCCCGGCGGGTACCCACGGCATGTCGGGAAGAATATCGTCAGGTCTGGGTAGCGGTGGCCATTGAACACCGAGGTCGGCCTGACGGGCAAAGTCTCCCATGCCCACGTGCATGAAATAGATGAGCTTTCTCTCGAAGATTCCACCAGCTGCTGGCCCGAATTCGCGAGACAGAGAACCGTCGATATCAAATCTCCGGCTCAAGTCCTGTCTGGGGTTCACAACACGCCCGACCGGTTCACCGGCCTGCCTTGCACGGTAATCGTCATCGCGTTGTTCACATAAGTCCGCACCCGTTAAACGATCTGGGTTCGTACGAGATGGAAAGTTTACTCCTTGCTCTTTTCGATAGGCTGTCACAAATGGGTTCATTCGCAGGCCTGTCGCACGACGCAAATACTCAGGCCACTCCTCGACTTTCGTGATCTCGTTAATTTGCCCCAACAACATGCCATATCTTTCCTCCTTTTGTTCCGGAGTCATTTCGGCGATAGGATCCTTACGTCTAATGGGCCCCCCTGACATTGTTTTTCGCGTATATTTTGTTTGCTCGTCGTCATCGGTGAAGTGCATCCCAGCTCACCGGAAACGCAGTCTTCACCAACTCACTTACCTGACCAGCAACCGCCCGAATCTCGGCTTGGGCGTCAGGACCCATGCGGAGGTGGCACAAACGAGCATACGCGGCCAATGAGCCCGTCTCGATAAACTCGGTCATCATATTCTGCGGAAGCACCATGCGGGCCTGCTCGGGTGGGATGTTGTTCGCCAGCAGATACTTGTACTCGTCCATCGAGTGGCAACAGTGCATCTTCATGTACTGCATGAACCGCTCATCCTCCGGATGCACGTCATCGTTGCTTCCCTGCTTTTTGCCCGGTGCACGCGTCCGAAGGTGAGGAATGTGGAAGGTCGGCGGATCATCTACGTAGCGACGACTCACCTCGTTGCGAGAGAACCCAACCGTGTGCCGAAACCATTCGCGTGCCATCCAAATCGGCATCCTCAGTCGAAACCGCAGCTGAGGATGGAAGAAGGGTGATGTGTGCTCGTGGTCGGCCAGATACTTGATTAGCTTGGCATCCTTGTCGGTGAACTCGGTGGCATGCTTACCTAGCGATACGCGGGCCGCATTCACCACAGTCAAATCGTTACCAAACGTTTCCAGAAGCTCAACCTTGCAGTCCTCGAACATGACTATACTTCGGACTCTTCCTGAAGGTCATACAGTCCCGGACGGCGGGTGCAACCTCCACACAATGCCATTATCGCACAGACAGCCGAACCAAGGAGGACGATTCCCGCGACGACGGCGGCTGTGAGCTGATCCTGGTCCATTGGTGTTTTCATATTGCTAGCATGTAATTCATATGTCTCTCGAAGTCGTGATCGGACCGATGTTTGCGGGAAAGACGTCCTACGCGTTAAGCCTTGTTCGCAAGTATGCGGCACAAGGATTGCGAGTGTTGGTGGTCAAGCCGGCAATCGACACTCGATTCGCTAACATGAACGAGCTGACGACGCACGATGGGGATTCGATTCCATGTGTTACGGTAGATTCGCTGAATGGGTTAACCGCTGACTTTTTGGCACCGTTCTCTGTTGTCATCCTGGACGAGGCACAGTTCTTTCAAGGCCTGATTCCATTCGCAGAGTTTGCGGTGGACACTCTTCGCAAGACCGTGTACTACATTGGACTCAGTGGAGACTCCGACCGTCGCCCGTTCGGTGAGCTGTTGGGCACACTCGCACTTGCGGACAAGATCACCCATCTGTCGAGTCTGTGCATCTGCGGACGCCCAGCACCCTTTACGCGTAGGTTGCAGACGGGATACGGACAGATTGCCATTGGAGGAGCGGATTTGTATGTTCCGCAGTGCAGGACGTGCCATGTTTACAGGTAGAAGTCTTCGGCTCGGACAACCTGAAAGAGGTCGGGCTTTCCCTGGTTCAGTGCGGCGATCGACTGCTCGTCCGGCGACTCGACGGCAATTGGATATACAAATGCATCGCGACGCACGCCCAGAATGGGATCGAACATGACCCAGTCGGTTACAAAGTGAGAGGCATACGGAATCGAGACGTCATCCACCGAAAAGATCGCACAGAACTTCGCAGCCCACTCCCGTGTAATCATGTAACACTGGGCTCCCCATGGATTCGAAACGCCTACATTGCGAAGAATGATTTCGCTACCCACGTGTTCCCACTGTCCACTCGGAATGTTGATATACCCCATGGACAGGATATCGGTGTTTCCTGACATCATGTGAGGTGTGACAGCCTCCACCAACCGGTTGAAGTCCTTGTGAAACCTCACATCGTCTTCAATGATGATTCCCAGTGGCTCTCCCGAATCCACCAACGCCTGCATACAGCGAATGTGTCCGAGGGTGGCCGCACAGCCGGTGGGATAGGAGGTGCCTCGCTCGAAACAGGTGGCTCCGCGACGCACCACCTCCGGGTCGTCCTTCAAGGGAGACTGGACCAACACAATGTCAAGGTTCAAGGGTGCTGCGGCAGCTCTGAGACGTTCGCCGCGACCGGGGTCACAGTTGACCGCATAGACACGCATTTGATTAAGTGGAGCTAGTCTGTGAAAACGGCGTAACTACTTCCCATTCGGCGTCGGTCAGCGAATGCCAACCGTCGTGGAACATGTAGAGAACGGACAGCAACGCCTTCGGAAGGATAACCTTGTTACGACGAATGTCGTGGATGTAATCGCATACCATTTTGTGTCGTTTCTCAACCGACTCTTGCTTCTTCGTGTCCACACTTGGAGCATATGGGTCGGGGTTCCAGCGGATAAAATAGACTGGGACACCGCCATATCCTTGCGAAATATTGACCATTCGGGTTTGCTCGCATGAACACTGACGGTCTTTATGCTGATGCTCATCGCACTCTAATACGACAACCTTGTCACCAAAGTCAAAGACGCGATCAGGGCGTTCGCGGCCACAGTCTCCGTCATTCACAACTTTGTCGGTCGAATCGCCGGTCAGTCCGTAGAAGTCCAGATGAGCCATCAGTGCATTCTGTTTGGCAAGGCGGTTCGTCTCGAATGTATGAGGCACGCAAAACTCACACTTGTCGTCCTTGTCGAGGACCATGACTAGTTTGCACGAGACACACTCTCGTTCGACAAGGTTCTGGTCTTCGTCCGTCTTATGGGCCTCACAACGACGTGGGATGTAATTCACACCGTAGAAGGCCGGTTTGCGGCAGACCAAGCATCTCGCACGAGGAAGAGTGATCATCCCGGGTTTGCGATGAACTCTGCAATGAGACCGTTGGTTACCAGGCTTCCCTACCGACGCGATTGAATTACAATCTTCGCATCGTCTCGATTTCACATCAACCATACCAGGTTCTTTGTGTGCGGCACACACACTACCCTTTCCACCAGGAATGTCATAGTTTCGTGACGTTGATTCGCACCCTTCGTGGGTACACCCGCGAGCCATTACACCAACCATTCCCTCTTCGGCGTGCGTTTGACAGAACCGCTGTCTCTCGCCTTTGAACGCGAAACTCGCAGAAATGTCACATCCTTCGTGCTCGCAGTATTTTGATATAAGATTGATCATTCCCTCCTCTTTGTGTACCGCACAGTGGGTCGTAGAATGTCCCTTGAAGCCAAATGAAGGATTCTTCCTACAACCAGGCGAATTACACGTTCGTGCTCTCATGTTCACCATTCCTTCAAGTTTGTGGGTGGTACAAAATCTAAACTTGGTCTCGCGTGGGTAGTTGTACGCTGCTTGGATATGACAGTCTTCGAACTCGCATGCCTGTCGGCTGCACATTCCGTCGAGCTTGTGTTTCCCACAGAAACGACTCGGTTTCCCCTTTTCTCCGTACATGGCCTTAGTTGTACATCCGTCGTGTTCACATTTCGCGTTGCGGACGTCCACCATTCCGTCGAGTTTATGGTCACCGCAAAACTTGCCTTTCCCGCCTGGCATATCAAAGTTGCGGGACATTGACTCACATCCTTCATGTTCGCACATGGGACTCCTAACATTCACCATCATCGATGTAGCATGTGCTTTGCAGAATCGTCCCTTACCACCTGGGAGATCAAATACATTTGATGTAGACGTGCAGCCCTCATGGGCACAGAGTGGGTTCACGACGTTCACCATATCAGCTGTCTTGTGTTTCTTACAGAACGCTCCTTTCAGGCCAGGGAGATTGAATGACCTTGATGTCGAGGTACACCCGACGAACTGACACAGTTTCACCGTCCGATTCACCATTCCCTCGGTATGGTGGGTTCGACAGAACCTCGCCGGGGCGTCCGGTAGTCCATAATGAGCCTTTCGTGAACAGGTCTGACACTTCACCATTGTTCACTTACTCTCCTTACCTGTAAATATTTTCTTGCTATTTCCGCGTGTGAACGTTTCTTCTTTTTTCACGCGTCCTAACATACAAGCAACATGGGCGGTGGTCTTCTTCAGCTCGTCAGCTACGGTGCTCAGGACATCTACATCTCCGGCAACCCCCAGATCACGTTCTGGAAGGTGCTGTTCAAGCGTCACACGAACTTCGCGATGGAGTCCATTGAGGTGACGTTCAACGGCCAGGCCGACTTCAACAAGCGTGTGACGGCGATCATCAACCGTAACGCGGACCTGATGTACCGCACGTACATCCAGCTGGTTCTCCCGGCGGTTCAGCTGGACGCGTCGAACAACCCCACGCTCACCCGCTTCCGCTGGCTGAACTACATCGGCCACCGCGTTGTGAAGACGGTGGAGCTCGAGATTGGCGGCCAGCGTATCGACCGCCAGTACGGTGACTGGATGCAGATCTGGACGCAGCTGACCCAGGACACTGGCACGGTCAAGGCGCTCGATGAGATGATCGGCAACACGCACGACCTCGTCCTGATGAAGGACCGCAAGGGCTATGCCCTGGATGTGTCCTGCGCGGGTGCTGAGCTCACGAACTCGTGCGCCCCCCGTGCCGGCACCCCGGCCCGCACGCTGTACATCCCGCTGCAGTTCTGGTTCTGCCGCAACCCCGGCCTGGCCATCCCGCTGATCGCCCTCCAGTACCACGAGGTCCGCATCAACGTGGAGTTCGAGCAGTGGATCAACTGCTGCTACTACGAGGCCACCGGTGCGGTTCTCTCGTCGATCCAGTCCCTGACGGCCGCCTCGCTGTACATCGACTACATCTACCTGGACACGGAGGAGCGTCGCCGCTTCGCCCAGCAGACGCACGAGTACCTCATCGAGCAGCTGCAGTTCACGGGTGCCGAGTCGATCACGTCGAGCTCGAACAAGATCCAGCTCAACTTCAACCACCCGGTGAAGGAGCTTGTGTGGGTCTGCCAGCGTGACTCGTTCGTCGACTGCTCGCAGCCCGCGCCGACGTGGGTGGCTGAGGTCAACGGCTGCCAGCCGTTCAACTACTCCGACGACTTCTCGACGGAGGGTGTGATCATGGACGTGCTTGCCCGCGGCTCGCTGGGCGGCCAGGCGGGTGTCAGTGTCAACGGTGCGGTCCCCACGGTCGGCCTGGCGGGTGACCAGGGCCCCTACCTCCCGGGTCTGGGTATCGCGGTTGGCCCCTCGCTCAGCGGTGCGTCGTGGCTGGACTCGAACCTCAACGCCTCGGGCAACGACCAGGCCTACCTGTTTGAGGACACGACCAACTACCTGCTCGCGAAGGTCATCCTCGACTCGGGCACGCGTTGCTCTGGCAAGTGCCCGATTGAGGTTGCCAAGCTGCAGCTCAACGGCCAGGACCGCTTCACGGAGCGTGAGGGACGCTACTTCACGTATGTGCAGCCGTACCAGCACCACAGCCGCACGCCGACGGCCCCGGGCATCTGCGTGTACTCCTTCGCCCTCAAGCCGGAGGAGCACCAGCCGTCCGGCACGTGCAACTTCTCGCGTATCGACAAGGCGACCCTCCAGCTCACGGTGTCCGTGAACACGGTGCGTGCCGGCCGCACGGCCCAGGTCCGCGTCTACGCCGTCAACTACAACGTGCTCCGCGTGATGAGCGGCATGGGTGGCCTGGCCTACAGCAACTAGAGACCTCCACAGCGAGGACTCAATCGAAAACCAAAACACAAAACCAAATGCAGGCATATACATGCCAGGATTGGGATTTGTACAAGATGTCATTTGAAGGAGTCTCCTACCGTATGGCCGACTGCTGGTTCAGTACGATACCTGTGCCGTCGGGACCCATTCGCTACCTGGAAATTGGAACGTTCTACGGTGCCAACCTCTTCTCGGTCGGGAGGTCGTATGCAGCTCATCCAGAGAGCAGGATGTACTGCATTGATCCGTGGGCCGACTATGCAGACTACCCCGAGTACGAGGGACGCCAAGAGTCTGTCTACGAGTCATTCACTCGCAACCTTGAGTCGAGTGGACAGAAAGAGAAGATAACGGTCATTCGCGGGTTCTCGCACACCGAAATCCCCAAGTTCGAGGATGACTTTTTCGACATTGTGTACGTTGACGGCAACCATGAACCGGAGTATGTTCTCGAGGATGCGGTCCTCGCATTCCGCAAACTCAAGGTCGGTGGGTACATGATCTTTGATGATTATGGCTGGGGAGGGCCTGACTTGACACAGCGTGGTATTGACGCATTCCGGTCTGCGTATCACAAGCGTATCTCGCCGTCACAGCCTATCGTGAATACACAGGTTGTAATAAAAAAGACTCGCTAGATTTACTGCTTTCTAAACCTATAGATCTTGTACGATGTGCTCGGTCGATCCAGAAGTCGTCGCCCAACATCTGACCCCCACTGCGTGGTCTGCGTCCACGAAGACGAACCAAACACAAACCACAAATGGATGTAGAAATCTACACACATCTGTGTTATTACCGTAAATGGAACTGATTGACGCACACTTTGCAACCCTAACTGGTAATTTGTACTACGATCAGTCTGTAGATACATATGAGATGTTCTCCGGTCGCGGGAAACCGATGCATCTCAATTATCTGACGTTCAGGGAACTCTTCAAGAATATGAGCACCACGCGTCCTCTGAACATTTTGGAGTCGGGTATCGCAAGTGCAGGTACACAGAGTACGTATATGTTCAACGAGTTTGTTCGCAAGTACGGTGGTCGTTTGTGGTCAGTTGATATCAACCCCGACCTTGTGAGACAACACGCCGGAAACATGTCTCCTGCAACGACCCTTGTATGTCAGGATAGCGTCGCGTTCTTCAATGAATGGGTAACTAGACACGACGTCGTAGATGTTGTCTACCTCGACAGCTGGGACCTTGATTTTTATAACCCAGACCCAGCAGGCAAGCACGGTCTCGCCGAATACCGAGCACTCGTTCCAGCGTTCCGGCCAGGTAGCCTGTTGCTGATCGACGACACTCCCTCGACCCCGTACTGGCTCGATAACCGATCCCAGACATACACCGATATGGTTCAAGTGTACAATCGAGGTGGTCCAATGCCCGGAAAGGGTATGTATGTACTGACGGAACCTAAGAATGCAACCACATTGCTGCACAACTACCAGGTACTCTATAAGTTCAACTGTTTAACGTTTTGAATTGCATATGAAACGCACCCATCATTTCCTTTCGCATGGATTGTTTGGCCGAACTCGCTACAAAATTCATCGAACCGATATGTATTCCATCACGGAGACATGTTGGAAAGCTCAATCACTTCTGCGGCAACCCCGGCCTAGGAGTGGAGAAGATGGAGCGTATGACCGCATATATGAAGAAACATATTACAGGATAGACCAGAATGGAATATAAATGTCGTACAAGAACCACCCATTTTACACACACCAGCCATATCTGTTGGAAGTGCTTAGAAACACGTCTGGCGATATCCTGGAGTGTGGATGTGGAGAGGGCAGTACATACATGATTCGCAATCATATCAAGGGAACGAACCGAAAGCTGGTGTCAATCGAGTCAAACTCGGAGTGGCTGGATAAATACAGACACCTACAAGACACGTCGCATCTATTGTACCATGTCCCCGCGGGCAACGTAGATTCGATGAGTACAGGACAGGTGTGGACATCTTTCATCGCATCTGAACTTTCAGACCGTCAGTTTGAGGTGGTGTTCATCGATTCCAGCCCATGGTTGTCTAGGAAGTGTATATTCGACTACTTCAAGTCCAAGGCAAAGGTTATTGTAATCCACGATTTTGATTACTTCCCAATCAACGGGTTGATTGGGAAGGCTATTGGGAAAGAGACACGTGACGGTAAGGAGGTCATCACGTGTGACTTAACCGGTGAAATCAAAAACTACAAGCTCTACTATCCGCCGTACAACCATTTTCCCTCTGCAACGGGGCCACCTACGCTTGTATCCAGCGACGTGCTCACTGAACAGGAATTTAGTGCATTAACTGCGGTGATTGACGCAGCTATCCCAGCCTACTATATCTAACGCCGCATGTACCAGTGAATGGCTTCGTATATACCCGGATAGTCTGGTGTCAATCGTTCACTGTTCTTCCATTGGAGCGGCCGGACATCTATCTCATCTCGGAAGTACAGATGTGCGAATGTGAACAGAATTTCGTACTCGGATGCACCCGAACCATGATATTCGTGCGGAGGAACATTTTCAAGAAACGCACGCCAGAATGGTTTGCGGTGTTGGGATTCTACCTTCGCGATCAAAGAACTGACGATGTGTCTCTTCATGGGCATGAGATGGCATATCCCAGATGCCGTGTCAACCTTGTGCAACCCCGGCAAGAGGGATGCCATGTGCTCAAAATAGGGAGCGTGATACTCCGTGCCTACGTTGAACTGAATCCGTCCGTCAATCACAAACGTAGCCGGGCGGTGGAACACTACGTCTGCGTCAAGGATCAGGTATATATCTGACAGTTGCGGCAACACGATTGGTGCGTAGAGTTTGAGGAGCTGCTGCAGGTACCATCCACTTCGCTCAGGACGTCGAAACAACGCGTCAATGTCTGACTTCTTGAATGGAAACACATTCTCGCAGACCCAATGCGTACCTGGGATTTCAATTGGTTTGAATCCGGCGGGCACGATGCATACAATGGACCGATGCTCGATATTCGTGCGTACAGATTCGATGCATCGTGCGGCGACTTCGGCATCGTTCGGCCCAATACAGAGAACTACGTCCATGACCATTATAAATGGATACCAAACACGTTGTATCGGGGGAACGCATACAGGAGATCGCGGACATCTACATTGGTATGCAAGAGGACTTCGACTTCAACCCTCGGATCCGCACGCAAACGAGTAAACAGCTACTGTTCGGTTCCATCCCAACTGTCTACGATAACCCAGCGGTTGTATTCGTCTACACCCATCGTGTTGACGAGTTCGCGAAGTACATTGGTCGCTTCACAAACCCGTTCACATTACTGACGCATAACTCAGACGGAAATGTGACGACAACTGTAATCCTCGACCACCCCCTCCTTCGCCATTGGTATGCTCAGAATGTGTGCGTTCAACATCCGAAGCTGACGCCGATTCCCATTGGGATTCAGAATAGCCAATGGAACGCCCGCGGACTCGAATACATCAGCTCTCTTCATGTTACCCGGAAGACGCAGAGTGTATACTTCAATTTTAACGTGAATACAAACTCAACCGCACGCACCGCATGTTATGAGGCACTGAAAGGAAAGATTCCCTTTCTTCCCACGATTGACGCCAACAACAACCTCCGTAGGCTGGCTGACTACAAGTTCTGTATCTGCCCAGAAGGTAACGGTGTAGACACCCACCGCTTCTGGGAGGCATTGTATTTGAAGGTTATTCCGATCGTTTTAGACAGTGAGTTGGTGCGTGCTTTCCAGCGAGATACGCGTATTCCAGTTGTGGTTCTAAAGGCGTGGTCAGACTTAGATGTGGGTCGTCTTGAATATTCGTTCGGGACCTATATCCCCGACATCTCCCTTGAGTCGTACCGTCGCCGTATACTGCAAAAAGATGTTACGTTCGTACTCACTTGTCTTACCAACTTCCAGGAGTACATCTTGGTATCAATACGCAACCTTCTCCATCATGGAAACACGGACATAGTTGTTCTTACTGAACCCGAGTTCTTCCGCCACTTTGAAGGATTGCCAGTCGTTCTTGTCGACCGAAGCGAGTTCTCCGACGTTGCATTCGATAGTAAGTTGGACAAGGATTTTAGAGGGGGATTTTGGCATCTAACATCGCTGCGGTTATTCGTCCTTCACGCATACCTGAAGAGGACGAATACGCTTCGTTGTGTTCACATTGAGAATGATGTGATGGTGTACGCGAATGCGAACAACGTCCGATGGCACCCAGACCGTATGAGTGTGGTGTATGATGCACCTACTCGCGTTATACCGTCTGTTGTATGGGTTCCGACCCCGGATACACTGGGTGCGGCGCTTCGAGACTACGACGGAACCAAGAACGACATGGAGAATCTCGCACGAGCCGATCTTGAACGACTGCCCATCTTCCCTGATAATTGGACCCTAGGGTCTCCTCCGTTTGTTCACGCGGTTCAGGTCATGACGGCTACGTACCCTGAATACGACTATATCTTCGACGGTGCGGCCATTGGTCAGTATCTGGGAGGCGTCGATCCGCGAAATCAGTCCGGCGACACGCGCGGGTTTGTCAACGAGACATGTTTACTCAATTACTCCCACTACCCGGTCTCGTGGACATCGGGATGCCCTATGATGAACGTGGGGGGTCGTACCTATCGAATCTTCAATCTACACGTGCATTCAAAGAGACTTGAAGACTTTGCTTCGACAACCCATCCTGTATACTGAACAACGTAGTCGCATTGTCGTGGTCCGGAGCATTGAACTTAGCGGACTGGAAGAAAGACGGCTTCTTGTTGGCCAGAATACGGTAGTTAGGTTGAAGTCGTGTCATTGCGATATCGTTGAACCCCCTCGTTGCTCGCAACGCATCACAGACAGCCTGCTTGTAGCGGGGAGTAATGTAAAGAATTGCGTGGGCTGACAACATATTCACCACGCGAACGTGCCTGTCCGAATACGGCTTGAACACACTCTCTCCGCGATTCCTATCCAGTGTTGGATGAGCCGCAGAGCGACTGAGCCCAAAGTAGATGGCGTCCGCCCCGTGGACAAACTCGAACTCGCTCACGCCAGTGAACTCCACGTCATCTTCAAGGACCAGGATGGGCTCGTTCATATACGTTGTGAGGATGTCAATGGTTGCGTCGCACAAACACCTCGGGTACCCATACGTGCCTGACTTGTAATGGACAATGTCCTTGAAGCCAAGAGTAGCCAGCATGGAGTCCATGTGGAGTTTCCGTGCGTGATACTTTTCATTGTGGTCGGGGCATATATACACCACCTTGAAGTCCTGAATATGCATTGCTTACATGGCCATATTTTCGAGAGACCAATTCTCCACAATCTTCACTGGATACTTTGAATAGAACTCTGCCAATGGGTTCCGCAGCACCACCGGTGTGGCTCCGCACAGAATCGCTTCGTATATGCGATGTGTGTCGATGCCCGTTCCTTCTGGGCACAGCACATACTTCGACCGACAGAGGTCTTCGTAGTATTCGGAACTCGAACGCCCAGACTTCACAACAACTCGAGGGTCGTCTTTCAGTGCGGCCCAGCAGTCTGTTCGCTTTGAGATGTTTGTCCCAACTGTGAAGTTCATGTAGATCTCAATGTCACGCGGAACGTCTGGACGTATGAAGGTGGACAGGAAAGGAAGAGCTGCATCCGGAAACCCAAGTGGAATCGTTGTCAACTGCGGATGGCTGACGGTGGTATTGATTGCGTAGATGTGGAGAGC